GGCGATGACGCCGATTCGCGATTCGATGCACGTATAAAGAAAAAAGCGAAGGCCCAGATGCGCTCTGGACCTTCGCGGACATGGCTCCCGAATCTGGACTCGAACCAGAGACCCGCTGATTAACAGTGAGCGTATGCGGAAAGCCGCAAACCCCTGTCTTATCGGCCTTTGAATTATTTCTGCTCGAAACAATTGCGCCCGTTTTGCGCCCAAGACGCGAAAAGCCCTCGACCCCGCGATGTCGCGAGATCGAGGGCTTTGGCGCCGCCACCCTGACAAGGAGGGACGATGTGGAGTCGGGTGGCGCGAGCCGCTAGAGCAGCTGCTCGAGACGCGTCAGCGCGATCCCGACGCCGCTCTTGATCAGATCGACGGCGGACGAATCGACCGACGAAACGGCGCTGCCGGCGGCATCCGTGATGAGCGGGCGAATGAAGTCCGGCACGAACTCGAGCAGCGCCTTTTCTCCGTCGCTTGCGAGCGTCGGCACTTCCGCTTCGGCGTCGCTACCGAGCGTGGTGACGAGCGACTCGCCCGCGGTCTTTGCGGCGCCGAGTAGTGTGGTGCCGAGCGACTTCGCGTCGGCGACGAGTTGGGTCGTATCCAAGATGGTTCTCCTGTGCGCGCACGCGGCGCGCGGTTGCATGCGATACCGCGCGCTGACGCGGCCGTGGGCTGCAGCCCAACGTCTTGTGGCGCTCTAGCCGAAGCGAGCGCGCTACCGGTTTCGGCACATCAGATGATGTCGCAAAATCGGTAGCTACGGGTTCGCCGCCTTCGCGGCTTTGAGCCCTTGGCGCGCACGATACGCCGCACCGATCGCGAGCGCGATCGCGCCGAGCGCGTGCGGGGATGCGAGATAAGATGCGAACGCATAGTACGACGCGATCGAGCGCCACGGATGGTCGGTGAAGTAGGCCGACCCGAGCGTCCCGATCGCGGTGAGCGATCCGAAGAATGCGGACACCGCGAACGATTTGATCGGTTCGCGCATGGGCGCCGGTACAGACATCCACGCGGCGTAGAGCGCGGCGAATGGAGACGTCGCCGGCGGCCGGACGTCGGTCGGCACGCCGTCGACGATTTCGTGCGACGGAGTTGGTGGAAGGCTACTCATTCGGGAACGGCCTTGTGTCGTCGAGAATCTGAAGCTGGCCCGCGCGCAAGAAAAGATGGCAGACCCACGTATTGCCTTTGGTCAAGAGCGATGGTTCAATGTGCGGCGGATCCACGGACACCAGATCCCATGCTGGTTCGAACGCATACGGTTTAAGCGGGACCTCGTGCCGTCCGAATGCACACGCGCATCTGAAAAAGATGCGGCGTGAACCGTCGTCAACGCGAAAGATGACGACATCGCCGATCTGGAAATCGGCCGAAATCAGTTTACTCCAGTCGGGCTCCGTTTCGAGCAGAGCGACGAGGCGCGCGGGATACGTCTTCACGGTTCTTCTCCAAACTGGAAGAACCGGCCGTCGTATTCGGCCGGTTTGAACGAGTCCATGATCGCGATCCAAACGACCAGCGCAATTCCGAATAGCGTCCACGCGAATACGAGAATCGAACCCGCGAACGCGATCGCCGAGAAGACGCGCTTCATAGCGCGAGCTTGATTCTGTGCGCGGTCTCGCGCAGCGCATCGCCGCACTCCGTCGCAAACGCGAACGACATCTCCACGCCCGCCGGAAGCGGCGTGAAGATCGATAGATCTCCGCGCGTGTTTCCGTCCGACGGCGTGTCGGTCCAGAAGTACGGCTCGTACGCGGCCGGAGATCCGGGGTAGTGCGCCGCCTCAGCGTGCGTCAGCACATTCATTTCGCCGTAGAACGGGTTCTCATCGAGACGCGTGCCCGAGATGTCGATATCGTATTTCTTCGCGCACGCCGCGATCGCGGCGCACAGCCACGTAAGCCCCGTGACCGTCACGGGATCGGGGCCGAAGTTTTGCGGCGTCGCGCCGTCCATGCCGGCGAGGCAGATCCCGATCGCGCCCGTGTTGCGATGATACGTGTGCGCCGCGTAGTTCGCGCTGAGCGTGCTGCGCGCGTTGTCGCGCACGTCGTGCGTCGTGACGATTTCGTAATGCCCGGCCTTTTCGAGAATCATCACGTTGTAGTCGGCGAACTCCGAGCACATGCCGGCGACGGACCAGTGCGCGTAGATGCGCGTAATATCCGGATCTTCGTACGTGCCCGAGTCCGTGCGATTGCCCGCGCTCACGCTGGGCAACGTTTTCATGAACGCGCGCGCCGCGTCGACGATCGCCGGATCGATCGATTCGTCCAGTTTGAATGCGCCGAGCGGATTGAATGTTTCACTCATCGAGAAGTGCCGCCCATCCGTTCGCACGATCGACCGCGCCGACGCCGTACTTCCAGTTGCCCTTGACGCCGTCGCGCAGTGCGATCGCCATCGCGCCCTCGTAGCCCGTGTTATAGGCTTCGAAGCCGAGAATGTCGGGATCGCCGTTGGGTACGAGCTTCGCGAGCGCCGGGTTCGCCGCGAAATCTTTGCGCGCGCGCTCGAGATTATTCCGGAGAATGCTCGCCGCGAAGTCGACGCCGTACAGCGGATCAAGCAGCTTGTCGATAATCTGCGAGTCGGTGAGCTTTGCGAATTGCGGATCGCCCTTCGCCGTCGTGACGTCTTCTTGCTCGATGCCGACGTCTTCGTGATCGAGCGCTTGCGCGGCCGTCTCGCCCGGCTTGGCGTCTTGGCGATTCGGGTTGATCGCCTTCGCATCGTCGCGTGACTCGCCGTCGAGTAACGACTGCAGTTGCGAAAGCCTCACGCGATTCTGCGCAGCCGATTTCACGATGATGCCCGCGAGCGCAACGGCCTGCGATTTCGTCACTTGGTGAATCACGCCGCCGGTCGTCGGCAGCGGTCCGATCGCGATCGTGCGCGACTCGATCAGCTGCGCGAGAACGGTGATCTTGTCCGGTGCCGGCTTCGTCGGCGTCGCGACGATCGGAAGCGGCGGATGCGGCCGCGTAAGTATGATGAGCAGCGATTGAAAAAGGCTCTTGATGAACGTCAGCACGCGAGCTCCAACGGGTCGCCGATGATCGTGTAGACGACCGTTTCCGAATCCAGCTGCGGCTTCAAGAACGCGACGAGGCGCGCGAGATCCGCGTTATGCAGCCGCGTGCAGCCTTCGGTCTTGCAAAGTTCTTGATAGGCCGCAAACGGGTCTGGAGCGTTGCTACCGCCGCCGTGGCACATGATGCCGCCGCGGCCGAAGACCGCGAGCTGCCCGATCTTGCCGACGATGCCACCGATCTCGACACCGTTCGCATTTTCGCCCGACGCATGATGGCTCGCAACGAGCTTCGCGAGTAGCGCTTCGTCGATGTCGCTGACGTCGATTTGCGCGGAGCCCTCGCTCGCGATCGGCGCAAACTGTTCGATGCTCGTGAGTACGAAATGACCCGGTGGACACCATCCGTCGTGACCGTAGCCCGGGCCGCCCCAGGCGTCGCCGCCCGCTTCGAACTCGAGATCTCCGAACGAGTCGGTCGCGATCGCACCATTGGGATCAAATACTTTGTATTTTGCGTTGGGACGATCGAAAATTACGTGCAGCATCGCATCTCCTCATGGGCAAGAAAAAAAGCCCTCGCGAGCGAGAGCCTGTAGGTGTTTGGGTCGACGGCTTTAGCGGGTGACGATCGGTCGAGGCGTCGGCGTCGGACCGCACGACTTGTTGTAATCCGCCTCGAGCTCGCCGATGTAGTCGCGAATGCCCGTCGCCTTACTCGAGTCGGCGTCGGCGAGATGCGTCCACGTGCCCGAGACGCCGGCGATGTCCCGGGCAAGATACGGATCGGTGATTTTCGCGCGCGCGAAGTCTCCAACAATTCTCGCCCACAGAAGCGATGCACGATTCTCGTCGTCGGCGTGCGAATCGTCGAGGCTAGCGGTGCGCGTGTAGTACGTGAGGACGTCGGCTGAGCGCGCGCGCAGCGAGTCGCAATCGCGGGCGTGAACGTATTGCTCGTCGTCGTAGATGCTGCGCACGTTCCACCATGCGGATATCGATGCAAGCGCGAGCGCGATGATCACGAGCGGCGCATTGTTGCGCATCCACGAATCGAATGCGGCGTACGCTTTGTTCATATTGCCACCTCATCGACTAGTACAGCAGCGTCTTCGGGAATTTCGACGGTGCGATGAGCCTTGGCGAGCGATCGCAGTATGAGCGCACGCGCAACTGGGCCGATCGCCCATCCGCCAGCAGCGGTGAGAATTGTGTGAAACCAAAAGCGATCGGCGAGCCCGATCGCGCCGCCCGCCTGCGCGTATACGATGACGATGATCCCGTAGACGGCGAGAAATATCGACGAGATCGTCACGGGGATTGCGGCGACGTCATATCCGATGCGTTCAACGATGTGGTCGACGAGTGGTCGGTCGGAGACGGTGTAGTACGAGTACCGTCCAGTGATGGGGGTAAGTACGCCGTCGGAATTTTGATCGTGTCGACGATCGGCGCCGTCTCCACGCGCAGCGGCCCCAGTTGAATCGCGATCTTGTTCGACGCGAGCACTCGTTCGAGGATCGATTTCCCGGTCTCGAAGACTCCGAGTGCGGTCATCGCGATCGGAATGAGCGAACTGTGCTGCAGATGATCGAAACCGAACTCGTAGACCAACAGAAACGTCCCGATCAACGTCGCGAGGCGATATCGCGATACTGAGCCCAAGCGCGGCGGCGGATTGGAAGATGAGCCCGGCGACTGATTTTGCACTCAAAGCCCTCAACTCCCGAAACGATGATGACTTTTTGGCAACTCGCGCGCAGCCATCATCGAACGTCGCCCGCGAGGATATCTTTGTAGTGATGACCACGGCGCTACGCAATGCGCGTCGCCGTGATAACGAGTAGCCCCGCGGTGCCTTCTTGCGACATACTCCCCGAGTTGACGAACGTGACCGTCGCTTCTGGTGTGTCGCCGCTCGCCGCCTCACCCGTGATGTCGATATATTGCACCTGCGAAGCGGCACCGTTGGTGATCGTGCCCTCTTGGTTTATCGAACATCCGGTAAGCGCGATGCGAATGTTGCCGTTGAGCACACCGCACGATGCATAGGCGATGACGCGCCACGTTCCGGTTCCGAGCGGCCCCAGCTGCACGCTCGTCGATGTGAGGGACCCGATGCGCACGACCCCTGGCACGGCTGAGCTTCCGACTCCTCCGGCGGGCCCAGGGGGCCCTGGCTCGCCCTGCAAGCCCATACTGCCTTGCTGGCCCTGCGGGCCCGTCTCGCCAGGGGGCCCGACCGTTCCGCTGACCGCGATCGTAATGCGGCCTTCGCTATCGCGCCCGATCGTAACGTTTGATCCAGCGCCGATGATCGTCTGCGCACCGGTGCCGCCGTTGAGCGATGAGACCGTCTCGCCAATGAAGTCTTCAAGTACCGTCGCAAGATTCGGAAACAGATAAGTAATCGTGCATTGCGTGCCTTCCGTCGCGCCGGGCGGCACCGAAATCGTCGCGAACGCGCTATAACCTGTCGGCGCGGCAGGAGCGTTCGTCGCCGACGACCCTTGCGTGTACTCGTACTCGAGGCTATCGACGTAGGAATAACCGTTGCCGGGCGTCGGTCCACTGCCGCTGTTGAATTCGACAGCGTGCTCGTTCGTCGTGATCTGCACTGGCGCAATCGAAATGAGATCGATGCGCGGCGTGCTACCGGTGTTCGGCGGGATCGTGTACGTTCGCGCGGGAGCGTCCGAGCAATAGAGCCCCTTGACGAAAGCGACCCCGCTGCCTCCGATCGAAAGCGAAAGCGCACTCGACGACGGCGTGACGACGATGTTGTTTGCGGCGAGAAAGATATTCTGCTGCGCGAACAGCATCGCGAGCACGTTTCCCACGAAGAACCGATGGTTATAGCTGTCGTCGTTGAGCATCGCTACGGTGACGATCTCTTGGTTTTGATACTGCTCAAACTGGATGCCCATTACGATACGACTCCCGATGTGGCGTAGACCGGCTTCGTGCCGATCGCTTTGATGCTGCGCACGAGCGCGTCGAATTGGGCCGAGAGCGGATTTTCAAACGTGTACGTCGATCCGCCGAGAATGGTCGTGGTGCCGAGATACGACGTGCCGAGTGTCCACGCGGGCTTATTGCTTGGGTAAGCAAACAGGATGCAGAATTGCGGCGGCGCAATCCCGACGGCCGCGGCGAGCTGCGGATTCGTCTGCTGATCGAAGACGGTGATCGTCGCGGCCGTGAAGCCGATCGCGGTCACGTAATCAGTGACCACGCCTTGCACGCAATCGTACGTCGTGAGGAGCAGCGTGAGACGCCGCACGATGCGATAGATATACGACGCGTCGCTCTCGACGACGCCCGTATTCATGTTGACGACGCGTGGAAAGGACGATCCGAGAAAGTCTTCGACCCACGAGTCGATCTCGGTGCCCGAAGACGTGAACAGCCGCATTGCAGCGAGCGTGCTGTCGATTTGCGAGTCGAGTGCCGCAAGAGTGGCCGCGAGCCCCGTCGCGAGTGCGTAGGCGACACCGCCCGGGCTGCGCGCTGCATCGCTAAACCATCCGCGCGGCCAGAGCTCGATCTGTGCGCCGATGTATCCGGCTTGCGAAAGCGCAGGCGATCGATAGCCGGCTACGGTTACCGCGGTCGTCGAGCCGTCAACGTTCGCGGTGAAGATCTGCGGCTCGGGCGGCGCCTGCTGACCAAAAAACGCCGCAGTGCAGCTCGCGCCGGCATCGGGCGACACGGCGACGTAACCGCCAGGTGTCGTATAGGCTTGCGAGGTGCCTTCGACCGTACCGACGATGGTCACGAGAATGCCCGACGGCAGCGCGTTGACGCCCGTTTCGTCGAAGAATTGCAGCATCGCTACGTCGACGCCGTGATTGTGCCCGCGACGATCTGCGTTGCGAATGGTGCGACGATATCGGTCCCGCTTTCGCCGTTGAGCACAAGATTATCGATGTTGGTCACGCCCGCGACGCCGAAAAGCACGGCGTAGCAGCGGCCGTAGGAAAGCGTCGTGGTGCCACCCGCAGCGTTGAGGCCGATCGCATCAATGAATGCACCGAGCGCGGCTTCTGTCGCGGCGACCCATTGCGCTTGCGTCTGCCCTGCCGGCGGAGTGCCGCTGAGCGTGTAGGTCGCGTTGATCGTAAGCAACGTAGGTGCGATCACATCGTACGAAATGCCGATTGGGCGCACTTTCGCAATTGCGGCGCTAACGTTTTGGATTAAGACGCTGCCCGGCCCACTCGACTGGCCTTGCACGTTGACGACGACTGTGAAGAATCCATCGGGATTCTCAGAGCCGTTGGGGTTGATTCCGTCGCCGACCGAAAACGTGAGATTGTCCTGTACGCTCTGGATCGCACCGACGATCGAAGCCGGAGCGCCGGAGCGCTGGCCTGAGAACGTCGACGCGAACCGCGCCTTCATCGCTGCGTCGGTTTCGGTATCGCTGCCGTTCGTAAACGCAACGGGGTTCGTGAACGTGAACGATGCGGTAAGCGGTTGCGATCCCGGACCGCTGTAGATCAGAAAGACCGAGTTCGCCGGCGTATTCGAGATCGATCCCGCCGTCTGGCTCACAACGGAGATGGCGATCGATGACTGACCGACCGCGAGCACGTACGCGTTGAGGGTCGCGTTATAGGCGGCTTGCGTCGTATCCGCGATGACGAGGAACGGAATGCTATCCGGATTGAGCAGCGTCGATCCGACGGGAATGTAGACGGCCGTCGTGACAGGCGATTGCGTCGATGCTTCGACGGATCCCGACGACGACACCGCGCCGAGCCTGACCAAGGAAAACGGTGCGCAGAACGAGTCGACGTCGGCGCCGAAACACGTCGCGAGCCGCGCAACCGAAGCGACGTACGCCGTCTGCTGCTCTTGCTGCACGCCGAGTAGCGCGACGGCGTTAAAAATCGCGCCTAGCGGCTCGCCCGGCGCCGTTCCGGCGGGAAGCGTTGCCTGCGAGCTATACTGCTCCGACTCGAGCTGCTGGAGTTCGCTAAACGTTTGCTGCGTGAGAAACGCCATGCGACCCCCTAAAAGCCGTTCGTGAGCGGAAGCGATGGAATCGTTACGATCACACCCGACACCGTCTTTACGGAAACGAAGAGCGTGAGTACGGAGCCGACGGTTGGGACCTTGACGATTGAGACCTTGACGATCGGCGCCGGGTCTTTCGCAAACCCCGCGTCTTGCGCGATCGCGTTTTGCACGCGCGCAACGATGCCCGCGATGATCGCGGGCACGAGCACGCCGTTTCCCGGCTTGCTAATTGTAGCGCGCACTCCGCTGCCGTATTCCGGATTAAAGAGATCGTCTGCGCGCCCGATCGCATTCTGCTGCGCGTCGCGTGCGGTTGGATTCGTGAGAATGAGCCGCTGCAATCGCTGATAGGATGCGACGGGATCGTCGAGCGTGTCTTGCGCGAGAAGCAGATTACCCTGTGGCGTGATCGTGAAGTCGCCGTTGTACGGACAATCGAGCGAGATCGAGCCGATGATTCCTTGCGCGGCAAGGTTCGTCGGCAAGAGTTGCATCGTCGCAGTGATCGTGACGACCGCGATCGCGGAGTACGTCTCGTAAAGCGCGGTGATCTGGACTGCGCTCGACGGGTTGGGGCCCGCGGTGAAGAGCCCCAACGGGCTGATCGTTCCGCCCGACGTCGCAGACCACGTGATGCCACTCGTTACGGGCGTCGACGAGCCGTCGGTTCCGTTGAGCGTCGCCGCGATCTGGATCTGCGAGTTCGTCGGGATCGAGATAGCGCGCGGCGCGAGCACGAGCGTGTACTCGACGATATCGGTGACGGTCGCCGTCCCGATGACGCCGTTGACCTCGGCCGAGATCGTGTCGTTGCCAGCGCGGCTCGCGGGCGCGGTGTAGAGCCCCAATGACGATACCGTGCCGTACGTCGCGCTCCACGTCGCTACCGTCGTGACGTCGATTACTTCGCCGTTGTCGTACGTCGCCGTTGCGGTAAACTGCTGCGTTTGCCCGTCGGGAACTTGCGCGGTCGCGGGCGTTACGGCGATAGAAACGATCTCGGGAACAACTGTGACGAGCGCGGAAACCGCGACTTGGCTTACGCGCGCGTTCGCGAGCGAATTGGCGAGAGTCGTGACCGCGACTTGGCTTACGCGCGCGTTTGGCGATGAAGTGACAAGAGCTTCTAGCGAAACTTGAGTAACGCGCGCGTGCGTAATCGTGTAGGTCGCGACCGTGACGATCGTCGACGTTCCCGTCGATGCTACGAGCGTATTGCCGCTTTCATCGGCGAGTTCGTTGCCTGATTCGGTAGCAATCCGTTTTTGGTTCGAGCCGCCGATGAACGATTGCGTGCCCGTCGGGGCATTTGTGCCGCTGAACGACGCGACGTAGGCGAAACCTTGCGCAACGGTGATAGCGACAACGCCCGATGCATTCGTCGTCGCGGTGCCGACTGTGGTCGAGCCCTCCGTGACGGTGACGACGATACCCGCAGGTAATGGGGCCGACGTCGAGTCGACAAATTGGATCGACAAGGGACCCCCTTACAGTCCGGCTGCCGTTACCTGAGCGAGAATGTGGGCAAACGAAATCGCGGAATCCCAATAGGCAAGTTTTGCTACACGGCAGACGAGCGCGCCGAGTATACCTGAGGTTATACCTGCGGCTTGTGCAGCGTTGACGTTGGCGATTTTCATGCCGTTCAGATACAAGGTCGTACCCATGCCGGAGACCTGTTGCAAGGTGAGATGAACTGCTCGCCCAGCCGAGACGGACGAAGTCGTCGAGCTTCCGCCGCCATTGACGACTACGCGATACCCGCCGCTCAACGTTTGCAGGTATGAATTATTGCCCGTCGTGCCTAGCGCGAGAATGTTGTTATTATTTGCCATTTCTCCAGGCATAAAGAGTAGCGTCGCGGTGTAGTCGGCTACTTGAAGCGCCGCGCCGGGGATGATGAAATAATTCGAGTCATCGCAATACGCGGAGGGTTCTCCGTCTTTGCCTAGCGGCGGAAACCCAAACGTCGGCGTCCCGTTGAACGTGAGCGGATTCGAACCTACGGTATCAGCGGCCGATGTCGAGCCAGCGGCATCGTTGAGCGGCCAATAATGGGCAGGGCTTTGCGCGAGAATGACGCTATCGTACGGCGTCGTCGAACCGCCCGAACTACCGCCCCCACCCGCTGTAACGAGTTCGGCGATGGTCGTTTGAGAGAGAGCATAGGGGCCGCCACTCGGCCCGTGTTCGATCGGTACGAGATCAGTCGCGTTCGGTGAGGCAACGCTCGGAAGCGAGGATACGAGTTCGTCGGCCATCGTTAGGTCGTCACTTGAATGGCAGCTTGTAATGAGGCGAGATCACCGGGCGCAAAAGGCGCCGACGTGAACGGATTTTCGGCAAAGAACGACGGGTATGACACGTAGGACCCCGACAAGCCGACGGCATTTCCGTAGCTTTCGCTCGTGCCATTGCCGATTCCAGATTCAAGCGTTCGACTGCCGGCGTTGTCGATTCGTGCGACGCTCGTCACTTTCACTCCGGCGATTGCCCCCGTCGGCGCCGTTTGCCCCGAGATAAGCGCAAGATCGTAACAGTCAACGTTTCCGGGGGTTTGGCTTTGCACGTACGTCGTATCTCCGTCGGACGGAATTTCATCGACGCATTCATAATTCGCCGACTCGCCTTCGGGCGTGAATTGCGTTACGCGCCCGGCCGCGCTAGGCATATATGTGACGACTTTTTGATTTCCGAGAAAGGTGTTATTGGTCGTACCCGAGCCGTCGCAAATATAGTAGTCGTCGATCTCTAAGCCGCTGCTAACCGTTTCGTAGATCGTAACGAGCGAAATGGATGCGCTCGAAGATATTGAGCCCGACGCGGCCAACGCGCCATTAAGACGAATTGTGAACGTTCCCGGTGAACCGAAGGTGATACCGAGTTCGACGTACGTCCACGCCGCAATAACAGCAGGGTTTGCGGGAATGGAACCGATGAGCGTCCCACCCGGCTCGTAAAGCGAAAACGCTCCGTATTTTTCATCGACCTTGAGCATCGTTCCATCGGAAAAACCGAGAAGTTCGGTCACGGCCGCATACCCACTTACGGGCAAGTAGAGCGCAAAACCGACATAAATCGACGAGCCCGACGGTGAAATCGGGAGTCCAATGCTACAGTTGCTTAGGTTTATAGCATGGCCGCCGAACCTCCCCGGAACGCCCGTCGCATTACTAGGCACACTTACGAAATACGAATCAGACGGCAAGCCCGCCGTTTCGTCGAAGCCGTCGAACCACAGTAGCATAGCAGCAGTCCCCTTATTCCTCGGATTCGGTAATAGACGAGCCCGTCGCGGTGACGGGGCCGACCGTCGGCGGCGGCACGCCGCTCCCGCTCTGCACGGTCGCGGCGAACGTGTTGAAGGCGGTCTGCACGCTTTCGATGATTGCATTCGCAAGCGTTTGCGCGTCGGATTGCGTCATAACGGAATCGGGCGCACCGAGGCCGCCCTTACCAATAAGAATTTTACCGAGCGTGTCGTCAAGAATAAGCGCGAGCCCGCCCGGCGTGCCAAGTCGAATCGCTTTCGCGACGTCGTCGATGATGACGGTGAAGCCCGACGCCGTCTCAAGTACGAACCGCGATCCCGTGAGCATCGAAAGGCCGCCGAGTGCGTCACCCGCGTCGCCGTCGTTTGTGAGCTTGATGTACGCGTCGATTTGGCCCGCAGCATTGTAGTGGCATCGCCACAGCTCGCCTGCGGGCGCGCCCGGCGAATCGTCTGGACCATGATGGAAGATCTTGATCCAGCCGCTTTGCGTCGGCAACAGCACCGCGCGCTCACCGCCGCGCGGACCATACTGGTCGCCGATCGCCGTCGTGCCGACGGAAATGTGCGCATGCGAGATCGGCGCGTCACCATCGTCGCCGAGTACCGACGCCGTATCGCCCTGTAGCGTCTCTGCGGTGCCGGCGAACTCTCCCGTCGGCTGCCACGAGCCGTTGATCACGACGCCTTCGCGACCGATGAGCGGCGATACGAGTTCTTGCGCCTTAGCCAGTAACGAAGAGGCGAAATCGTTGACGAAATGGTTCATACGCCGCCCATTGGTGCCTGCGTGTTGGCCGCGTGAATGGCCCACGACCATCCGCCTTCGGAAGGGTCGAACGTCTCGTCGATGCGACGCGGCCAATACTTGTCGTTAAACGCCGTATATGGCAAGCCCGACACCTGAAAGAGCGACGTAATATCGACCTGAGCTAGCAGTTTTTCGGTAACGGCCATACTGAAATCAATCGAATACTGCTTCATCGACAGCTGCCGCCAGTACGAGAGCGCAAGCGCGTTACACTTCGCGGGCGTCAGATTTGGGAGATAGTAGATGTACCGTTCGAGACCGCTCTCGCTCGCTGGCTGGTTGAGGCCTTTGAAACTGCCGCCGCTCGAGCTACTCACCGTCGTCGACGTGATCCCAGCCGCGTTCGTCGTCGTAGACACGTTTTGGTTCGTGCCGAAGAGCGGCGACGACGACGTGATCTTCGAAGACGACGTCTGCGTCACGCCGCCTGCGGATCCGAGGTTCGAATCGACGCGCCACGTCGTCGACGTCTTCGTGCGCGTCTGGTACGTGCGCACTTCGACGCGGATATTCTTGTTGAATTGGACGCTGTGATCGCCAACGGGCATCGAGATGTTGTGGCCATAGGTTGCCGCGATCGTCTTGCGAGTGATCACGTCGGGCGCGACGTAGTTGAGCGTCGCGTTGCTGACCCAAACGTCGACGTCGTCGAAGAGCGCGCACTGCAAGAGAATTTGCCAGTAGGTTTTGTTGAAGATCCCCGCGGTGAGATTGGTCCCGCCGACCAGTTCCTTGCCGAGCACTTCCGCGATCGTGAACGACTGCTGTCGCGATCGCAGACCGAGGTTGAACGTCAGTCCTAGCATCGCCGCGATTGCGGCGCCGAACTGCGCGCCCGTCATGTTGATCGGGGAGAACGTGACCTTGTTGTCGACGAGCGGTGCCGCGAGGCTGCGGCACGGAAAGGTGACCGAGTCATCGGAAAACCGCGCCTCGTAGCGATCGACGACGCCGAGGAAGCGTTGCGAAAGCTGCGAGATGTCGGTCGAGCCGACGGCGGGCGACGATGGGAAGCCCGCGTAGATCTCCGCGTAGATCGGCTCGCTCGACGTGTCGTCTGAATTCGCGAGCGCTGCGGTGAAGTCGGGGTTCGACGAGATCGGGAGTTCGATCGACGCTTCGTCCGTGGCGCCGTGCGCGTTGAACGTGATGCTGTACTTCACCGGGACGTACCGCGAGCCGTTGAGCGCGACGACCGCGCGCGGCGCCGACCTATCGTAGAACGGGTTGAACGTCGTCGGCGAAAGCGCGATGAAGTCGCTCTCGGTGTAGGATCCGCCCGGAACAGCCTTTGGGATATTCCCGTCGGGAATCGTTACGCTCACTTTGCACTACCGAGCGGTGGCAAAAGCACAGTCACGACTCGCGTCGACGGTAGCCGCGGCGTCGGCACGCCAAGGATAGATGCGAGCGTGAATGCTTTCGTGACGTCACCATAGGTTTGCGACGCGATCTCGTAGAGCGACTGATTCTGCACGCGCACGCTGCTCGGGCTCTGCCCCTGCTGCACGTTGCGCTCGATGAGCGTCAGTGCCGAGATGAGCCGCGTCGCTTGAAAGAAGCGCGGATCTACTTCCGGGAGTGCGGCTGCGTATGTATTTGCCTGCGCTAGAGCCGTCTGAGCGGCCGCGAGAACGCTCGCCGTATTGGAGCCCTGCGCCGCAAGCGGGCCCGCATTATTGATCGACTGCTGCAGCATCGGAAGCGACGACGGATCGATCGTATCGGTAACGTCCGGGTCGATTGATACGAGCGTATTGTACGACGACGTCGCCGTCGTCGAGAGCGCGCTGACCTGAGCGTCGAGGCTGACTGGTGCAGTGGTCGAAAACGCGCCGTTTGCATCGCGCGTGATCTCGATCGTGATATCGTAGCCGGCGCGCGCTTTGTGGCGATAGGTCGGCACGAACGCCGTCACTTTGCAGAAATACTTCTCGCTCAAATACGAGACGAGCACTTCGGTCCCGGACACCATGTACGAGCGCAGTGTCTTGATCTTCGTGTCGACGTTGGCCGTGACGTAAAAAGCGCCGATCCAAGTTACCGGATCGGGCTGCGGGCCGTGGCTCTGGACCGCGCGGCCGCCGCCGTCGAACTCCTTGACCGTCGTGCGCTGTTTGCCAGCGCCGATCTTAAGCTCGGAGGGGCACTCTTCGCTACCGAAGGTGACCGCCCCGATCGTCAGCGGCGTCTCGCCCGGAGACGCGGGCGTCACCATCGCGGCCGTCAGCGTCGGAACTTGCGCCACGGACGACCCTCCTGTGGTAGGTTCTTAGCGATGGCCAGCAATTGGGCAAAGCGCTTCGTCCAGGACGATGACGGCGAGCCGGAGCTCGTCGACGTCACCCCACCTCCGAACGCGAGCGCGTGGTTTCTCGCCGAAATGGCAAAGCATCGAGCCGAGGCACACGTGCGGCGCGTGAGAACCGTGCGCTATGCGACGCGCGCGCTCGCGTGGTGGCTTGCGATGTTGCTGCCGCTGCCGTCGTGGGTCAACGCGATCGCGTTTTGCGTGACCGTTGCCCTCGCGCTCGCAACGCTGCTTGAGGCGGAGCGATGGCTCACCGCGCATCTCTCGGCACGCGCGGCGATCTAGCGGAAGAGCCCGGCCCCGACCGTCTGGGGATTGGCGAGCGTCGGCGTCGTGACGAGTGAGCCGATGCCTTGAAGGCCGCCCTTCACTTTTTTCGCGAAGTCCGCACCGTCTTTGACGACCATGTTTGGGAAGTGCAGATGCACCGACTGAATCACTTTATCCTGATCGCGAATCTGCTGCGCGTCGGAGTCGCTGATCGAGCCGAGGCCACCGTGCTTTTTCGCGTAGTCGCGTCGGCTTTGCAGATACTTCGCGCGCAGAACAGACGCTTCGTCTTGCGATACGCCGCCGTCGGTTAGGAGCAGGCCGAGCGACGCAACGCCACCGAGCCGACCGATGATCGACAGGATGCCGGCGAACGCCCCCTCGACGGTCGCCGCGCCTGCGCCGATATCCGTCGCCGCAGCGAGAATCTTCGTCCCGATGCTTCCAAAGTTGTTCGCGAACCCGAGCAACGGTAGAACGATACGGAGATTAAGCATCGAGGCGAACTTCGCACCGCCGGTGACGAGCGCGCTACCGAGACCGCCAAAGATGATGTTGTCGATCATGCCCCAGAGGCCGCCCGTGGCTTTCGCCGCGCCCGCGCCTCCGGCTGCACCGGCACCGGTGGCCAGCGCCGCGAGATCCGCTTTGGCCGCGAACGACTCCATCGCGCCGGAGAAGCGATTGAGCGCACCGATCGCGCCCGCGATTCCCAGCACGAAACGAAGGCCGAATGCACCGGTGATCGCAACGCCCGTTTCGAAGATCCGCTTCGCAACGTCCGGATTCGCCGCGAGGAAGCCGACGAGATTGGTCAGCCGGGTGTTGAGATCTGTTAGCCACGCTGTGAGATGCGGAAGTTCCGGAAGTGCGATGACCGCCGCGACGTTGCGAAGATTGGTCGTGAAGGCGTTCCACTGATAGAAGAAGTCCTTTGCATACGCTTCCCACTGGCCTTCGACGCCCGGGATGCGGTTGAACGCGGCCTGATTTCGCGTCATCTGCTCTTGCGTCGTCTTGTCCGCGACGATCGACACGAGCCGCTGCGCTTCTTTTGCGAAGACGGCCTGAATGTCGTGGAGCCAGTTCGCACCGCCGTTGCGGCGATCGGCCTTCTCCATCAACTCGCGCATCGTGCGCAGATGCTCGATCATCGGAATGAGCGAGAGCTGCCCGTCTTTCGTGAGGTACTTAAACGACCCGTCTTTGTCGCGCAGATCGAGATCGCGTAGACCCTGGCGCTTCGCAGTCGCAAGCTCTGCCGAAGGCGTGACGGCCATCGCGTTGAGAACGAGATTGTTCATGGCCGTACCGCCCTTGCCTTGCAAGAAGCCGTTCTGCGCCATGACCGCGAGGTATTGGAAGATCGTGTTCTCGTCGACGCCCATCTTCACGGCGTTCGGGATGAAGTATTTGCCCTGCGTCACGAGTTGGTTGAGCTGCGCGTTCGTCGTGAATTGCAGACGCGCCGTGTCGTCGAGCATCTTCTTCATCTTCTCGGGCGTGTAGGCCTGAAAGAAGTGCGCGAATTGCGACATCTGCTCGATCGTCTCGGTCGGATCGGTCTTGCCGCCCGAGGCCATGTATCGCACGTCGGCGTAGCGCGCCATCTGCGGGAACATCGCTTTGAGCTGGTTCGGATCTTTGAACGCGACCGTCGCCGCCTTCTGCAGCTCGTTCGCGATCGTGACCGCGCTCTGCGCCGTCGCGCCGGAAGTCTCGAGCACCATCGCCTGCAGCATCTTGCGCTGCGCGTCGTTTGCGCCCGTCGCAAGGGTCACGCCCGTCATCGCACGCTGCAGCTTCGCCGCTTCATCGACGGAGAACGCGAGTGCCGCGCCGCCGACGAGCGCGCCGCCGCCGGCGAACATCGTGCCCATGCGCGCCTGCTTCGCGCGGATCTCCTCGATACGGCGCTGATAGCGCATCATCGCGGCCGTGTTACGATCGATGAGACCTTGCTGGCGCGCGAGCTGCTCGTTTGCGGCGCCGGTCGCCGATGCGAGCCGCTGCATGGTGACGAGACCGTTGGATTCGAACTTCAGCGCGATGCCGACGATCCAGTTGCCCATCGCCATGCGTTACGTGTCCTCTCCCGGATTGAGCCGCACGATCGGCCGCATGCCGACCGCGGCGCCCGCCGCGAGCTCCGCGATCGCGACGACTTCTTCTTCGCTTTCGTTCATGCCGATTTCGAAAGCGGGTCTCGCCGGCACGGGGTTGCCCGTGCGATGGTTGATGTAACCGAATTCGTGATAGCCCATGATCGGATCTGCGGACGCGATCACGGCTTCGTTCTCGAAGACGTCGCGTTTGACCGATTCCATGAGCTCGCCCGTGCGCTTGAGCGGTTCGTCGGGCGAGAAACCAAGACGTTCGCGTTCGGCCATCGTCGACGGCGCGAGCGGCGCGAGCTTGCTCTGATCGCCGAAAACGTTCTTCACGTTGGTCTGCACGACGACCGACGCGGTTTCTGCTGCTTCGTGCAGCACTTCGTCTTGCAGCGCGGCGAGTTTTTCGAAGTGTTCGGCCAGCTGACCGAGACCATCGAAGAACATGCTCATGCGTTACTTCTCCGACGTCTTCGGTGGATCGCGCCATTCGCCGCGTTCGAAATCATAATCTTCACCGGCGTTGAGGCCGAAGATGATTATCCACTCGCTGAGCTCGCGCCGCGACATTTCAAGCGCTTCGGAAAGCGTGATGCCGCCGCGCGAGGCATAGAGCAGCGCCGCGACTAGTCTTCGGTCGAGGCGCTCGGTTCGTTTTTTAGGTCTTCCGCCGCGGGCGGTGAGTAGAGATCGCTGTACCGATCGGCGAGCGTGAACGCGTCGGTAGCCGTTAGCCGCTTTGCGACTTTCATAAACTCGAGCTCGTTCTTAAACGGCACGACCGGCTCGCCGTCGAGTGTTCGGATCGATGCGATCGCATACGTCTTCATCGCACGCATTGGCGATCGCGAATTACCGACCATATCATCGGCTTGCAACGATTCCGACGCGGTCAGCTCCGCGATCTCGACCTTTACGCCGCTCGGAAGTTCGACGAGTGTTCTTTCGCGTTCGCTCACGATACGTTGATCCGCTCGGTGCCTTCGAACTCGACGGTCGCCTTGAGGATCTCTTTGCGCGACCACGTGCCCGGCTTGTAGTTGTTGAACACGCAATACGTGTGCTGGAATTCCGAAATGTCGGTTTTGTCGGCCGACGGCTCGGTCGTCGTGATCGTGCAATAGATGTCTTGCTCGCCCGCATAGTAATTCGCGTCGAGGAAGGCCATGAACGTCGCGAAATCAGCCGAGCCGCGCTCGACTTCGATCGAGCCTTTGATTCCGTCGGGGATACGCTTGTTGACGACGCGGCCGCCGTTGTCGATCACGTCGCTTTTAAGCATCGTGTCGACGTTCTCGACGTTGAACCGCGTGCGGAAGCCGTCGAGCACGATCGTGTCGCCGGTATCGTTCCGCGTGATCTGCGTCGAGAGCGCGGTGCCGGTAAGGTAGAGCCCCGGAGGTGACGGGGTCGTCGCCATAGTGAGTCCTCGCAGAATGCGAAAAAGGACGGCTTGCGCCGCCCTCTCTCAGGTGTTGGTTTCGGTGGTCTACGCCGCCGTGCTGGCGGGAGTCGAGTTGACCGTCGTGCCGACTTGGATATTGCCGAGCACGATTTTGATGTTCGAATTCGTCGTCACGTAGTCGTTCGAGGTGAGCAGCCCTTGCGAGATCGCGGTCGGCGTGTTGTTCGTCAGATCCGCGACGACGTTATATGCTGCGATCTGACCCGTGCTGAGCAACCCTTGAAGAGCCGTCTTCAGATCCTTGCGATAGCCCGATCGCTGCTTATCGCTCGCGAGAGCCGTTTGATTCTTGCCGACGTACTTACCGCCGATTTGGCGTACGAGTAGCCCGATGAGATTGTCCATGCGGACGTCGCTGATGTTCGCGCCGCTCGAAGTGAGGCCGTGATTGAGGCCCCACGCGGTTCCGCCGTCGAGCGGGTTCGTCGCATATTGCAGACCGTAGAGTTGGCGTTGGCCTCGCTCGGCATCGCTGAGCGGGCCTTCGATCGTTCTCTCCGTCGCGAGAATGCCGAGAATGGACTGAGCGTACTGATTTTCCGGATCGACGTACGCGGGGAGCGAAGCGATGAGCCCCACTATGCTGCCGATCGGCGAGACGAGGCGTTGCGTGCGCGTGACGACGTCGAGGATGTAGTCCCAGTCCATCGCGAGGACGACGTGCTCATACTGAGCCGTCGCTGCGGTTTCGAGCGCGATCGCTTCCGCCGTGTCGGTGCCGGCTGGTCCGACCGCAAGCCCCGCGATGCATCGTTCGCTCTGGCAGAACGCTTCGAGCGTCGTTGCGACCGAAAGATCGTAGCAAGCAGCGAGCATCACCTGCCCGCCTTGGCACGCGCCGCGCAGCGCGTAGAGACCGGTGCGCGTCGCCGCGGTCGTGCCGTCGGTTCCGAGTAGCACGGCCGTCGTGACGGTTGTCGCGCCGTCGGTCCCACCGGACGCCGTTGCCGTTCCGGTTACCGGGGCAGCGGTTCCGGTTCCGGCCGACGCCATCACCTGACCGTTGGGCACCGAGTTGGGTGCCGTGCCGTTGACGGCGGCCAGGACGTTTGCTTTGAACGTCGGCGCATCGAACGCGGGCGCAGATGCGGAAGCGTATGCGACGATATTGTTATACGTTACCGGGTTTTGATACGGGAACGTGAACGTCAGCGAGTAAACCGGCTTCGCCGTCGCTGTCCCGCTTTGAAGCGAAAGAGATCGCGTTGCGCGATTCGCAAGCGAGCCCGTGCAGAGATACGTGAAGAGCACGAGCTCGGCACTCGTCGTGTCCAAGATCTCACTCGTTGCGGCCGTGTCGGTGCCGTCCGTGACGCGCACGCCGACAAACAAAGAGCAACCAGCGCCGTATGCGTCGATCGCTTCGCTCATAAGCGAATTCGGTAGCGTCGTGCCATCGCCCAACGCCTGATATCCGTCTTGGTCCGGAACGCTAAACGCCAGCGCCGTTCCGGGCTTGCCCCAGTTCGCCGCACCGGAGATGCCGAGTACGCTAGTATTCGCGCCCTTTGGTGATACCGACGGCGCCGGGCTATCGCTGACGTACGATCCGTCGTGCGGAAACGAACCGATCTGCGTATTGGTGACGAATCCCATTGCCTACTCCTTCGATTCCGCTGCGGCCGCAAGCGGCGTCGTGACGGTCGGCGTCGATTGCGCGGGCGCCTTATCCGCGACGGCCACGCAGCGCTTGCGCAGACTCGGTTTATCGGAAACAGCCTCGACGTCAGCGTCGGCGATCGTATCGCCACGTTTGTAGTCGCGGCCGTTGAGATGGAATTCGTTGACTACTCGCAGCACGTTAGGGTCCTCCGGTGACGTCGGTAATGGGAACGGCGCCGTCGATGGACGTCGCGCTGGATACGGCAAGAATCTTTGTCGCGGGGGTCGTTTTGAGCACGCCGTACTCGACGGCGAGGATGATGTGATGCTCCCAGAGCGAGTACGACGACTGAGCCGAGTCGATGTGCCCGTCCATGAGCTGCTCGACTTCGAGCGGCGTGCCGTCGGAGAGAAAGAAGTAGCGGCTGTCTTCCGTGCCGATGGCTTCCGTGAGAATGTCGGCGAGATCGAAACGCTGCTGCGGGCTCGATGCCCACACGATGAGATCGAGGGAACGCGCAACGCGTTGAACTTCTCGCGCGACGGATCCGTTCGAAGCGCCGACGTTGCATTGCAGTTGCGGCGAACCGGTCACCGAAAGACCATCGCCGCTCGCCGTCGCAACAACGCCCGCGATCGCGAGCTCGTTGATCGCCGCGGCGGCGTTCGTCGCGATCGTCTCAAGCGTATCGGTCGCGCCGGGAGAGAGATATGCCGCACGCACCGGCGTCCCGAAGAAAAGCAGGACGTTGATGCCCGCGCCGCTCGTGCCGGCGAACGTGATGACCCCGTCATCGACCGAAGCCGAGAGCGGACACGCCGGTTCTGGTAGATCAAAGGTGTCGTTCTTCGGATAGCGCGATACGTTGCGCGACGTTCCGCGGTCGGAGATTGAGACGATCGTCTGCTTCTGGTTGAGGATCTTCACGAGTTCGGTCGACGCGGGAAGACCGACGACTACTTGGTTCGGCGTCGCCCATCCGGCAGCATTGATCGCGTTATTCGCCGCGTTTTGAAGCGTCTCCATGACGTCTTGCAGTCGCGCGATGCTCACGACTTCAAGACCTCGTTGAGCGCTGCGAGAAACTGATGTTTGTTATACGGCTTCGATACGAAGCGCACGCCGATCGCCGCGAGTTTTTGGATGACCGAGTCCATGCCGGCGGACGAAACGACGATCACGTGTCGCGCGGTTTTCTGCGCGACGATCATCTTCGCAGCCTCATCGCCGTTGAGGACTGGCATCGATACGTCGAGCACCGCGGCGTCGGGTTTGAATTTGCGACACGCTTCAACCGCAAGCGCGCCGTTTTCGACTGCGGCGACAACGGTATGGCCCGCGTTCGTGAGCACTTGGCGAAGAATGTCGCGCGGGAGCGATGAGTCGTCGGCGACTACAAACTTCATCGCACCGCCTCAATCGTGGCGAGGTAGATCGTCGGCAACGTCGTCGTTGCGGACGTTTTCACGGTGAACTCGATGATGTTCGCAACCGTCGTGTTCACCGTTGCGGCGACGGGCGCGGTGCCGCTCGGCGCAGTGCCGCCGTTCGTCGTCGCGATGCCCGTTGTGCCGTTGTTCGTTTGCGTCAGGAAACCGACCGCGGTACCAGTTGCGCCGATGCTCTTGATCGTCACGAGCACGGTGAAGCTAAATGCGATAGCCGTTCCGACCGCGCTCGTCGCGTCGGCGATCGAAACGACCGCCGCTCCCGTGAGCGATGCCGTTCCGATGCGACACGTCCACGTCGTCGTACCATTCGCAGTCGTGACGGTTGCCTGGCCGAAGACCGTGATTCGGTACGTCGAGCCGACTTGCAGCGCGTACGCCGGAATATTCGCCGCGATGATTTGCGCTTCGGTCGTCGTCGCTGCTTGCGAAGTCGCCGTGAAGGATGCAAGGCCGCCGGCCACGATCGCGCCCGGGTTGTCCTTGATGACTTTTTGGTACGTCACCGACGTCGAGCCGTCGACGATCGCGGCGCCGGTGTTGCCGACGAGGTTGACGCCCTGAATCAGAATCGAGGCGTACGCACCCGCACCGAGGTTGATGCCCGTCGTGTTGCCGCTGTAGCCGCCGCACGTGCCAACGGTGCCGCTTTGGATTTGGATCGCGGTGACGCCGGAGAGCGGCGTGACGGCGATGCCCGTCGTCCAGCCCGCGACGCGGCAGTCGAGTAGCGTGACGTCGGCCGCACCCGAGATGAAGTTGAAGCCGTAGCTCGTGCCCGACGTGCCGAACGTGTTGAGCACGTTGCAGTTGACGAAATCGAGTCCCGCCGCGCCGCCTGCGTACGTCGTCGAGACTTCGACGGCTGCGAAGCCCGTAGCCGTCGACGCAAGCGTGAAGCTACAGGAGCTAAACTTCGTGCGTACGGTCGCGCCCGCGCCCGTGATCTTGATGCACGAGCCGCTCGCGTTGTCGAAGTACGTGTTCGTCGCGAATACCGACGAGACGACGTTGCCCGACGTCGGCGCGAGAAGCAGGTTGTTCGTCGAGCCGAGGATGTCGCAGTTGTCGAGCTGCAAAGCACCGGCTTCGATCGTGCAGATGCCGGCGGCCGCGACCTGCGACGTCGTACCGTAGATGCCCTGGATGACCGTGTTGATTGCGACGAGGCTCGCGCCCGCGCTATTGAGATAGATGCCGTAGTGCGTGAAGCCGCCGAGTTGGCAATCCTCGACGATCGTCGAGTTCGCGGAATTCGCACCGACATAGTCGATCGCGTCGTACCACGTCGCCGTCGCTGACTGGCCTTGGAACTGGCAGCGGTAGAAATTCGTGCCGACGTTATTGTTGACGTTGACCGCGGCGCCGGACGTCTGCGCGATCGCGGCCGAAAACGTGATGTCGCGATACTGCGAGTACCACTGGCCAGCGGTATGCGTGAAGAGGCCGCCGACGTTTGCGGTCTGCACGAGGATCGTGTAGCCGCCTGAGTAGTTTGTGCCCTGACCTTGGAAGACGAACTGGTCGCCGACCGTGATCAGCGCGTTAAACGAATACGTGCCGCCGGGAAAATAGATCGTTGATCCGGCTGGTGCCGCACCGCTGCCGCTGCCCGCCAAAAGCGCGGCGAGCGCGGTCGAGTTCATCGTCGCGGAATTGGTCGGCGAGACGCCATACTTTGTGACGTCGTACCAGCCGTTGAGCGGCCCCGAAAGCGCGCTGTTGGGGATCGACTTTGCCGTGATGTTCGCGCCCGAAATCGACGGCGCCGTCGTTCCGGCGATGTTGTTTCCGGTCGCGTCCGCGAAGATGGCGACTTCGCCCGCCGTGACGGCGCCTTCGGTGACGACGGTTCCGGCGCCGGCAATGTGATTGGTCCCGGTGTCGTCAACCCATTCGAGGTTCAAGCCGTCGGGCGTCCAAACCGCGATGCCTGACGATGGCGCCGCAGGCGTCGCCGTCGATGGCGCGATTTGGAGCGTTGCGGCCACCTAGACGACCCTCAAGTTTCCGGCGACGACGATCGTCCCCTCAATGGTGATAGGCCCCGTCGCGACCTGTTGCGTGCCCGCCGCGACGGTGTACGTCGAACCCGACGCAACGTCGGACGGTAAGCTCGACGAGCCCGACGTTGGCAGAATCGACGAGTCGATCGTGTCGGGCGACGTGATCGTCATACGACGACCGCTCGCGTCGAGGTAGAGCGGCTTGCGCGAGGCCACGCGCTACGCCGTTATGTCGCCTTCGTTATACGTGAAATTGAACGCCGTCGCCGACGTCGCGATACCGACACGCTGCACAAGATAGCCCGCCGTGAGCGCCGGCGTTGCGACCGCCGCGCCGACGGTCCCGAGATAGACGGGCGCGCCAACGGTGAGGCCGGTGAGACCCGACACGTTGCCGTTGAAGTACACGGTCAACGTCGTGCCGCTCGAGCCACCAACGAGCACGAATCCGTTCGCTTCTTTCGCGGCGCTCGCAGCCGATGCGTCGGCATTGCGAACGTTCAGCGTGCCAGCGTTCGAGTAGACGTTTACGAGCGCGCCGCTCGCAATCGTTTCCGATGCGAGAACGGAAAGCGTATCGGGACCGATGCCCGTAGGCAACATCGTGTTATCGAGTTGACCTGCTGCATTGAGCGCAATGATCGAACCCGCACTCCCAGCGCCGGCCGACGCCTGGAGCGCGCGAACTTGTGTGCGTCGGCCCGTCGTCGGGTCAAGCGTAAGATATGCGTTACCGGCCATTTGACGATCTCCCTAAGCGAGCACGATAGAGGGCTGCGGATCCCAAAAGATCATCGTCGGAGTCTCAGCGACGCCAACTTGCAGCAAGAAAACAGCATTGGGAAGTGCGGGAACGCTTTGCGTAAGCGTGCCGTTTAAGCCGAGGAAGATTGGCGCGCCTGGCGTCCAGTTCCAGAAACTCGCGCTCACCGGTCCGTACGTGATGAGGCTGATTTCCGAGCCCGCGATACCAGCGGAGACCGTGATAAACGCCGCGGCTTCGGAGAGTGCGAGGTTCGTCGGATCGTCGTAGATGAGCGTGCCATCGGCTTGCGAGATGACGATGCGTTCGCCGGAGATATCGATCGCCGCGATCGCGGTGAGTGTCGAAGACGCCGCAGGCCCTGGCGGACCTTGCGCGCCAGGGTCGCCTTTGGGGCCCTGGATCGCGGCTTGCGTGATCGGCACGGGCGTTACTCCGGGAATCTCGACATCGACGTCGCTCGTCGGCACGATCGCGACGGTGTTCTTGGCGGCTGGCGCGATCGCGATCGATCGCGCGGAGCTCGCGCTGCGCGAAACGGAGACCCCGCGCGATCCGCTGCGGTTGATCGTCGTCGACACGCGCGGCGCAGCGACCACGGTCGCGGACGGTGTGGGCGCAACGGTGACGACGACGTCGACGTCATCGCTCACGAATGCGTGACGCTCGCAGTGATCACGAAGTCGCCGTAGCAGATGCGTTCGGAATCGCCGCTCGGATACGTGACGTAGAGATCGTACACGTATGTATTTTCCGGCGGCGTTTCGGAACCGACGGCCGCGGCAGTCTGCGCCAGCGGCACGTAGATGCTCTGCGTTGCGCTTGCGGCGAGGAAGAGATCGATCGTCCCGGCCGTACCGCCGAGCACGATGCTCGCGGTCGCCGTTGGCGTCGACGAGAGCGTGGCGACTGGCGTCGGCGAATTGTAGGCCGTGCGGATCATCATGAGCGCCGAGCAGCCCGTGAGATCTTGAGCAACCGGCGGATCGCCGCTTACGAGCGTTAGCTGTTGCCGAAACGTAGAGCCCTGCTCGGCCGCCGTATCGCCCGTGAAATCGAGCCGTTGCGCAGCCATCGGGCCTCCCTAGTTTGAAAGCTTTTCCGCGATGACGATGTTGCCGCTCACACCCGTGAGGTCGCTCGAGAAGATCGACGCGCACTCGTAGCGATCGGAGTTCGGAAAGTTGATGCGGTCGAGTTCGACGAGCTGCTCACCCGGAATGAGCGGCACGTAGATCAAGAAGCGCTCGCGGTAGAGCACGGTCGGGATCTTGGGATCGCGCGCGTCGCTAACTTTGTTCAGCTGCTGCAATCCGACGTAAAGCGATGCGGGCGTCGTGCCCGACGATTCGAACGAGTAGAGCCCGTTCGAAAGCGTGAGCACTTCCTCGGTCGCTTTCGTGAAGCCGGAATAGCCGGGAGTCGCGGCCGATCCGCTCAACGGTTGTTGCGACGCGGCGCCAGCACCGGGGAACGGCCGCGAGATGAACACGTTCTCGTCCGTGCGGATCCATAGCGTATCGCGCGTCGGTCTTTTCTGCACGACGGTGAAGACGCTGCCGTCGTTTCCGTAGCCCGTTTGCGTACAGACGTCCTGAAGTTGCAGCGATTCGTTGTTGCACAGCGCCGTGTAGACCAAAAGATCGAAGGTCTGGTTCTCGATCTTCGCGCGCGACGTCGTGCGCGCGACACGCGCCTGTAAGCCGGAGATGACCGGCGTGTTGGCCGAGATCGAGTTATTCGTCGTCGACGACAGACGGCGCACGTCGTACGTCTGTCCGAGCACCGAAGCCGCGGCGCCGCGGCCTTGCTGGATCGCGTAGTCGATCTGCGCGATATCGGTCGGTCCGAAGAACGACACGGCGCCTCCCTACGGCTCTTTAAGTAGCCGATCGCAAACGGAGTCGATGATCTCGTCTGCAGTCACAACCATCGCGGTGCCCAGCCGTCGCGCTGCCTCGGGCTGAAGCTGCCAGCACACGAGATGCTCACCATCTTCTTCGACTGAGATCTGCACGAGTGGCGAGTTTTCGACGCGCGTGATATTGAACTCGACGTTCGCCTTTCGCATCTCGCTCATGAAGTTGCGCGATAGATCACGCTGTAATACGCGCGCGACACGACCACGAAGAACGTGTTGCGCTTGTCGTACACGCCGCGAACATAGATGGCAACGGCGCGGCGCTGCGGATGCGTTTGACGACGGCGATTATCCGAATGCATCGGCACGAGAGCGTGTCGTGCATTCGGATGCAACGATTGCCGCCGCGTTGCCGACGAACCGGATGCGGTCGATCGCCCGCGTCATCTTGAGCAAACATCAACTCTCTCCGGTTCATCGATCACGCGCACGTGCTCGCGATATTGCGATGCAATACGTTTGAGTGCGAGCGTTGCTGTCGCCACGATCGCGTGGACATGCGCGTCATCGCGACCAAACGTCGGCAACGCGATCTCGAGCAAACCCGGCGCGTCCGTGACATCGACGTTGATCTTCGCGACCTCTTCGAGTCCGAGCCACATCGATTGAAGAACCGTCGAGACGGCTGCGCAGACGACATCGTTTCCGTGCTGCGCCCAGCCGGCGTGCCCCGCGGCAGCGATCGATGCGATGCGCCCCGCGCCATCTCGTCGGACGCAGACCTCAATCATCTACCGCCCGGGCTTGCGATCGACGACCTTCGGCGCGCCGCCCTTTTCCCAGTCGTACTGGATGTCTTTGCCTTTGACGCGGATCTGCGCTGCGACAAGATCGGCTTTCGCGCTCGCGGTTGCGGCAACGGATTGCGCGGCGAGCAGCTTCTTCGTTAGTGCCGCGTTACTTTCGGTTTTGCCCTTGGGCGCGGCGGCTTTGCTGTTGAGCTTTGCCATTGTGCGGCTCCTTTGTCTCAAGCGGAAGCGTCGGCTCCGGAAGTTCTTGCGGCTGCGCGATACCGGTTACGGTCGCAGCGCGAACGCTTGAATAGGCGATCGCATTACTCACGCGCAGCTGGCGTGCGATCTCGGCCAAGAGTTCGACCGCAGCGATCGCGACCGTCATGCCGAGCGCCGCGACGGACATCGGCGTCTCGATCGACATGAGCTGCTGCCGCGCGTTTTTGGCGCTAGCGACTTGCTGATCGATCTCTTCGTTACGCAACGGCCCCGCCTCCGCCGCCCTTACCGCCGATGGAACGCACGTAGTTCTCGCCGCCGAGAGCTTCTTCAAGCTGCTCGCAATAGAGTTTGTATTGTGCGTAGCGCGCGCGCACTTCGTCCGGACGAAACGTCGTGACGTCCGCTTTTTGAAACTGGAGCGAAAGATTCGCCGATGCCATCTGATTTGCGAGATAATCGCAAAAGGCGATAAGCCCGTAGAGCGTCTGCGATCCGGCAGCTGAGTTGATCGTAATCTGCACCGGGCAGACCGTGCCGGAGTTCACGACGACGATGTTGGTCGTGCCGACGACCGACGCCGCGATCGTAAACGGCTCGACCGACGAGCTCGCGATCTGCAGCTCGGAATAGTACGGCGAAAGATACTGCGGTGAAAAGAGATCCGCCGGCATGACGCCGACGCCCGCGTAGCCGAACTGTCCGGCTGCGTTGTTCACCGCGAGCGCCGAGTTGAGTGCGATCGCGTAAAGCGGCGACGATTCCGATGGATTGACCTGATTTGCCGGAAGCGCGAAGTCCGACTCTTGCACGGTATAGGTTGCCGTGACGAGATTGCCGCTCGCGGGCGTGATCATGTACGTGAGCACGTCGCCCACGGCCGGGCGACCAGCGAGGCGAAACGACGACAGCGCGTTACCGGTGAGCAGCTGCTCTTCGCTCGGCGCCATGTTGTTGAGCCGATACTCGAGATCTTCGCGGTACCACGTGAAGCGCCAGCCGAAGAGTCGGCCAGCTTGCGCGGTGCCGGCGAACGGTACGCCGAGGTGACGTCGGACCGCGACTTTTTGGGTCTCCGTAAGGCTCACGCGCTTGCCTCCGACCCGTTATGCAGATGTGTAAGAGACCGAGAGCCGGACGCCGGAGCATCCGACCCTCGGTCGAGGCGATCGCCTAGTACGGCGAAGCGGCTTGGAGGATCACGCCGCGCTTGTAGCGCTGCCAATCCGAGGACAGCACGATCGGCGGCTGCGACGCTTTGTCGGTGCGGGGCACGAAGTCGCCGACGTAGTCGTAGGCGCACTTGATGACCTGGCCGAGCGTGTCGATCGCGGCGAGCGAGCGGAACTTGATCCGATTCACCCACCGTTCGTCTGCGACGTCGCCGACGCGCGCAACGATGTTCGCCGCGTCTTTGGCGCCGCGGAACGGATGCTCCGCGATCACGTCTTTGCCGAAGACGAACGCGTGCCGCAGCGCGAACCCGCCTGCGGGAGCGTTGTACGCCGGAAGCTGCGTCGCTTCCGTGAACTCGATGCCCCAGCCGGCGGCGATGACGCCGTCCTTGAAGTAGCGGCCGCGATCCCAGTTGGTCGCCGTCGCACGCTGAAAGCCCTGATCGCCGTAGAACGACGCGAGCAACGTCGAGTCGATCGCGCAGCCGTACAGGCCGTTGGGCAGCTTCGGAATACCGCGCCGCTTGAGGATCGACACGGCGTACGGCAGCATGACCGACGGATTCATCACGTTGGTGATCGCCATTGCTTCCGCCGTGGTGATCATCACGTTGTTCGCGTTGGTCGGACGGACGACGTACGAACCGTCTTTCTTACGCGGATCGAGCGGCGCGCCCACCGCGAGGCTTGCGAACTGCCCTGCGTCGATCGCGACCATGCGATCGCCGATGTTCAGCGGGCCGATTGCAGCGTCGAGCGATGCGATACCGCTCGTTCCGAAGGTTTGCGAACCCGTCTGCATATACGACCCGTTCGTGGCGTCCGGCGTGCCGGCGACCACGTTGGCCAGATCCTTGATCAGCCCCGTCGCCGCGTCGATGAATGCCACCGGCATTTTGTTCGTCGACGATACCGCCGTCGGTGCTGGATACGACGGCAGCGCCGTCGTGGAGAACTGCGTCAGAAACCCGCTGAGGTTGTCGACTTCGATCGATGCGCTCGTACCGGCCACGGCCGTCTTGACGAACGTATCGCCCGAGTCATACGCCTGAAACGCGCGGTTGACGGTGATGAGCTCGAGCGAGTTGCCCGACTTCTGCGCCAGCTTCTCCATGTTATCGATGTAGAGGTCGGCGATGAACGCTTCTTGCCCGAGAATGTTCGTCGGGATGAAGCCGGGCCATTCGTTGAGCGTTGCGACCCACTGTTCGAACGCACGGACGTCGGCCGTCATGCCGTTGTCGAGGCCCGTGTTGTTCGCGGGATTGAGCGGCGTCGTGTTCGGCGTGATCAGCGCGGACGACGTGAACGTCTTGGTTTCGCCGATGCGCGCATCGAACCAATCTTCGGCCTTGATGTCGCGCGGTCGCAGAACGAGCGTCGGCTCGAGCGAGTCGCGAAGCAGTCGCTCGAGGAACCCGAGCTGCTCGATGACCTGTTGGACATTGGGCGGGAAGCCGTTCCCGCCGTTGCCGTTGATGGCGAACTGCTGGATATCGAAATAGAAGGGCTTCTTGCCCATGCGTTTCTCCTTAACGAGTGAAGTAAGTAAGAATGTGGCTTCCGCTCATCCAAGCGGGGCCGCAACCGACTCACCGCATCCGCAGGCGCATCGGGAGATCACGAGCGCGCGCGGGCGCTCGCAGGTTAGTGGACGCTTACGCGCGCGACGTCGTGAGACGCGCACGCGCGGCGGCAAATTCCGCCTCGCTCATCTCGAGCGCGTTCTTGTCCTTCACGTCTTTGTTCGGCGTCGGCCGCGTGAAGCGACCTTGCGGATCGCGTGCGCGCTCGTCGGCCTCTTTGCGTTCGCGTTCGGCCTTCTGCTCCGGCGTTTCGGTCTCGACCGTTTTGAACTTCGCAGGCTTCGTCTCGCGCATCTTTTCGACGACGTCGTCCGCGCCGATAACGCGGCCGTTCTCGACCTTTGCCAGCTTCATCGCATCCGCGAACACCGGTAGATCGATATCGTCCTCGTCGGTGATGCCCGCCTTGGCCGCAGCGCGCGCGATCGCCTCACGTACGATCGCTTTGTCGCGCGTTGCGATATCGGACGCATACTGCGCCTCGAGCGCCTTCTTCTCGGCATCGAGTCGGTCGGCGAGCTCTTTGAATTTCTGGCTATCCGCCAGATCCGCTTTCTCGCGATCGTCGATCTTCTTCTTGGCATCCGCGAGCTCGCGTTCGACTTTCTCTTTGGCCTCGCGATTGGCTCTGGCTTCATCGTTGAGGCGCTTGATCACCGACTTCGCGTGATCGTCGAGCTTGGGATCGGGCTCGGGCGTCGGCGGATCGACTGGCAGCTTCGGCGGATCTGCAGGCGGATCTCCGGCCGGGGGGTCGGTGAATTGTTGCAAATCGAATCGAAACGAGGGCTTGCGCATGTAACTCCTTGAGTCCATCCGGAACTCGGAAGGATGAGTAATCGTCGGCATCCGCCGACTACGAACCGCCGGGTGTTGGTTTGGGATCGGGCGCGGGATCTTCAGGATCGGCTTCCGGCTCGGGGTCGGCCGTTGGCTCGCCCGTGCCCGCGATCGTCTCGTAGGGCTGGTGCATGCCGGCATCCGCTGCTGCTTTTGCACCAATCGCTTCGGGCTTGATCAGCTGCACGGGCGTCATCGCCGAGCCGCCGGCAAGAAGCTGAAGGCCGAGCGCGTGCGCTTGAAGATCTGTGCCTTGCAGCGTCTCGTCGTTCGGCCACTCGAGATGACGCTTACAGGTCATAGCCGTCTCGAGATTGCCATCGGTATCGATCTCGAAGAGACCCTTTTTGATTCCGAGCAACGTGAGCGACACGAGACCGAGAAGTAAGCCGTCGCCGTAGGGACGACGCTGCCGACGTACGACGCGGCGCAGCGGCTTCGACTGCTTGTCGATCGCTTTGCCCGACGCCGCGCCTTTGACGTGCTCGGCGCGCGCCTTCATGCCGCCGATGACCTCGAGCGCCATCTCGCGGATGTCTTTGGCGAACTCGCGCTCTTCGCGCAAACCCTGGCCCGAGATCTCAAGCAGCTTCGCGTCCGCATCTTTGCCCTGACCGACGAGCGTCTGCGTTGCGCCGCGCACCATCGTGCCGTCTGCGCCGGTTTGCGTCGCCATGCCGCCCGCAGGCTTTTCGTAGCCAGCTGGAAGCGAGGCGCCAGCGAAGTCGAGACCGCCCTTGCGAACGAAGAGCATCGGATCGGCGGAGAAACGTAGACCGCGATCGAGCTGCGAAAGACTGTAGTCGAGCCCGACGCACATATCGACCGCAGGCCACCATAGCGCCATGCCATCGACGTCGCGCCGGCGTCCGCCGAGATTCTTCACGTAGATCGCTGGCGTCACGCCATCGAAGCCGTGTTTTAGCGGCTCGCCGAATTCGACGAACTCGATCGTTGAGCCGTTCTTGCGCTTCTCGCCGAGATGCGCGAAGTCGCCGTCGGCGAGCGGCTCATATTGGATCGTGACGCTCGGCCCAACGACGAAGCGATACCAAAACGTGTCAACGCCTTTGTGCTCTTCGCGCGCCGTAATGCCGTGCACTATCGCCTCTGCAGCATCCGCGTTGATCGGATACGTTACGACGAGGGCGAGAAGATCTTCGCTTGCGGCATTGGTCGACGTGCCTGCACCACGGTAAATCGGCTCGCACCACTTCGCCGGCAAAACTTCGTAGTGCGGCGCGCGTTGCTCGGAGACTTCCACAAGGACCGCAACGCCGCCGCACGCCCCGTCGAGATACGCATCATTGACGACGTCGTCAATGTGCGTTTGCTCGATGAGATCGCCAATCGCGGTCGTCGCGTCTTCGTCAGACTTGCCTTTGATCGTCGAGCATCGGATCGTCGGGAACTGCTCGTCGCCGAAGAGTTCGCCTTGTGTATCGGACACGATCTCGTACGCCAGATTGAACTGCATCGACGGGCGCCGGTTGCGCATCGGGATGTAGCTGCCGTCCGAGCCTTTTTCCGTATCGAACGAGTAAGGGAGTTCGTCGTAAAACGTGCCCGCGAGCATGCGCTCAAGGCCTTCGAGCTTTCGGTAGCGATCGTTCGCGCCTTGCGGGAGTTTGAGGCCTTCGAGGATCTCCCGAAACGCCACGTTGCCCCCTTGTTACCGCACCATCTGGAACTCGATGGACGCCGGACCCAACTTCTCGATTCGTCGCTCGACGTAGACCATGTAGCCGGCGGCGTCGCTCATGTGCGTGCGCTTCGCAAGTTCGGGCGTCGACGTGCTCTTAACGATCTCGTCGTTCGTACCGGCCTTGGTTTTCACGCTGCGCCAGTCGGCTACGAGTTCGGGACACTTGAGCGGATCAACGATGAGCCCGAAGCCTTCTCCACTCGTGCGAAACTGCTGGTTCATTTCGCTGAGGCGATCGCCGACACTCGGGTTGGCCGTCGGCACGCGAAACATTACGCGAATACCGTGGCGCCGAAGACCGTTTACGATCGATTCCCAGTTCGTGCGAATCGCCGACTGCGACGACATCAGCTGTGATCGCGCGCCGCCCGATGCATCGCCATAGATGATCACGCCCCATCGCCGTGCGTGCTCAAGGTAGCGTTTCAGAAACTCTGCGAGTACGTCTTCGGTGCCGGCGTCTGGGATCGCGATCTCGTCGATGAAGTAGAAGTACCGACGCTGCCACTCGGCCATCGGAAACTGCGATTGCAAACGACCGTCTTTGTACTCGACTACCGGCTGCTGCACGTGAGCTTGCGCAATCGCGCTGCACTGATAGCCGACGTTGAAGTCGAGCATCCACAGCAGCTCTTTTTGCGCTAGCCCCATCGGCGGAAGACCGGGCGGCGGCGCTCCCGCGTTCACCGCCCAGTTGAACGATCGATAGGCGCCGCCGCCCGATGTCGCATACTCGCCGTCGATCTCGACCGGATGCCGGTCTTCCGACATCGACGCTTCGAGATTTTTGACGTAGCCCGGATCGACTTTAAGCAGTAGCCAGTTATCGCGAGTGGACAACTGCCAGCACTTCCAGCCGGGAACTGCCCACTGCCGCTCGACGAGCTCGTATAGCCAGTGTCCGGGCGCCACGCCCGTCGGATTGAACGACAGGCGGCCTTGCGGCTCAAGGCCCGGAATCTGCCCGGTGCGCACGTTGTGACGAAGACGCGTGCTGATCGACGTCCACATCTCTTCGCCGCGAGGTCCCCACGTTTGCGGTTCCTCAAGGATCATCGTCTGGACGTTCGCGCCTTTGACGCGCAACGCGGCCTCGGCCGACCACGCGTGCAGCTTCGCGCCGTTGGTAAGCTGCAGCCACGGCACGTTGCGCCGATAGGTGAAGTCGACGTTTTCTTTGAGGCCTTGATCAACAAGCACGTCGCGGTAGGTGTCGAAGAGCCCCTCGCGTAGCTGACGATACGTCGCGCCGATAGCGACGTGATTCGCGTCGGGAAACGCCTCCATGCGTTCGAGCCACAGCCACCACACCCACGACGTGGTTTTGCCCGATCCGTTGCCGCCGCGGCTGCCGCCCCATTTCTTGTCGTAATAGACCATCTCGATCTGCAACGGCAAGAAGTCGACCTTTTGGTCGACGTATTCTACGTCATCGCTCACGCGGTCTCAGCGACGTCGAGGTCAGCCGGCTTCTCCGCTGGCATGAGCACGAAGCGGCGCACCTGCTTCGACTTCCGTTCCTCGTCTGCGTTCGGGGTACTTGGCTCGCCCGGCTTCTTCCCATTGATCGCGCGCGTGAGCTCGACGCCGCCGCGGATGCTTGTGACGAGTTTCTGATACGTCTCGACGCGACCCTCACGCGTGATGATGTCGCGACCGCTCTGCTCGCGCGTTGTCGCCAGATCGCCGTCTTTCTGCTCGACGAACTTCGTCAGCAGATCGTCCGCTGCCATCATCAGGCCTGCGGCGATGCGCGCGTGGTAGAGGAGATCTTTACCGACTTCGGCCGCGATCGCGTCGAGCGTGCCATCTGCCTGCAGCGTCTCGATCGCTTTGCCGGTCGCGATGTCCACGACTTTGGCTTGCGCGCGCTGCTGAATGACCTTCGCCTCAGCTCGCCCCACATGGGGTGAGACCTGGGGCGTCCAGTGCTCAGCTATGCGACGCTTCCGGATCGTCTTCCGATCGATTCCAAGACGCCGTCCGATCGACGCTTCGGACTCGCCGCCTTCGTAGGCTTTGCGAATCTGTTGCCATTCTTCCGGTGTCCGCGTTCGATCGTTAGCGCGGCGAGGTTCATCGCCCATGTAGCCCTCAAGCCATCCGGCCCGTAGAGATCGACGCATCCGCGTCGCGTCGCGCGCCTAGCGCGTGATCCAGAGAAAGACGGCCGTCGCGGCGACCGGGACCAGACTCAGCGCGATCGCGGCGCCCGTACTGATGCAGATAATCGCCGACCTTTCGTGCGATCTTGAGCGAGCATCTTCTGCGCTTGATCGGCGGCGATCCGAAGCGCGCGCTGCGACGAGCTCGGTGCTTCGAGTGTCGCGGCCTTCTCGTTAGTCACACGTAGGGCGTGGCAATTCGTAGTCTACCCACGCCTCGAGTGCGGCGCGCTTCGATGCGTATTCTTTGAATTGCCGAGGCGGAAGATACGAGCCCGGCTCTTCGGCTCGCACGCTATACGAGCGGCTGTACGTGAAGAGCCCGGGGTTCTTCGTCGACGGAGCGATGACGTCGTGCACGACGAGTACGAACGCGCACTCGTGCTCCACGTATCCGCGAACGGGCATGTCCGTGTGCGCTTCGACCGGATTTTGATCCGGATCCGGCAGCGTCTGCGCACTCGCGACCGCGGTAAGCGCGGCAAGTGCTGCGACGAACGCGAGCTGTTTCATGCGTCACGACTCCGTTTCGGTTTTCTTTCGCTCGCCGAGGTTCGAGCGGTTGGCACGCGCGAGCTCGACCTTTCGTGTGATCGACATCATGGGCGCACGTAGTTGACGGTTACAGTAACATGATGTATTCTTTGGTTACAGTAACAACGCGCAAACGAAAGCGAGCCCGACATGACCATCCAAATCGAGATCCGCAACGTATACGGCAACGAGACGATCTACCCGGCGAACGAGACCGCGGCGACGTTCGCTCGCATCGCCGGCACGAAGACGCTTAAGCCCGAGACGCTGCGGCTGGCGAAGTCGCTCGGCTACACGATCGACGTCGTGCCGTGCGCGGCGCAAGTCGCCGCGATGGCGGGTGCATTCTGATGGCCGCTCGCAAGTTACCGCCCGTTGGCGCGAAGTGCGACGGTTGCGGCATTCTGCTCGCATCGACGCTGCACTACAAGTGCGAGTTCTGCGTGGCGCGCGCCTAATGGGTTTCTACGTTGAAGGCGGCGGCACGCGCGAGAGCATCGTGGAGTACGTGCGTCGTAATCCCGGATCGTCGCGCTACGTGTTACCGAAAGTCGTGTCGCATTACTATCGCTTCGGCTCCGATCGTTTTCTCGCGATCGTCGACGCGCTCGTATCTGAAGGGCAGCTGGTCGAAGTCGTCCGCCCGCAGGTCGGCAACTTTGCCGCGAGCACGACGTATTACGCGGCCGAGTAGCCCTCCGTGTTGAAGGACGATACTGTAACCGCGTGCCATTCGACTGGGATGGCGATGACGAGCGCTGAGAAAGTGCGAGCGTTCCGTGAGCGCGCGCGCTCGGCGGGCAAGTGCGCCGTGTGCGGCAAGGCGCCGCCGGCGACCGACAAGACGATCTGCGATGAGTGCAACGAGGCGGCGAAGGTGCGCGTCGCAGACGGCCGTGCGAAAGCGAAGAAGCCGAAACGTAAGAAAGCGTCGGCGAAAAAGAAATCGGCGAAGGCGAAGCGCTAGGCGTTCGACTCGTAGTACTCGCGCTCGACCGCGTCGGTGCGAGCCTTCATGTCAGCTTCGATCGCTTCGCGCACGGGCGCGATCGCCATCTCGATGATCGCATCGCCGATCCCGCCCGAGTAGCGCGCTGCGCGCCGCGCCGGATACATGAGGCGAAAGCGCGCGCGCGCCGCGATCAGTTCCGCGTTGCAGTCGGCCTCGATCGCGAGGATCTTTGCGCGGTACTCCTCATCGGTGATGAGCGTTCCTCGCTACACGGCTGCGTGACGCATCGCCACGACTTCGTATCCGAAGAGCCACGTGCCGATCGCGAGAACACGTTCGGTGCAGCCGACCGAATCCGCGCAGCGCCCGATGGCGGCGGCGAGATAGCTCGACGTATCGACTCGAGAGAGTTCGATCGGGGCGAAGCAGAGATCGCATCGATATGCGACCGGGGGCATCGGTTTCTTGCATCCCGACGCCCCGTGACAAGACTGGCAGTCGTCTCCGCGCACCGCTACGAGGCGGGCTCCGTCTGCCAGATTGCAACCTGAATGCTGTCGTTCGCATAGCCGGCCACGGGCGCGTGATTCGGGTTCGAGTGCCCGGAGAGCGAAATCGAGAGCGGCACGCCTTGTCCGACAGCGCCGGATTTCACGATCGCGATCGCGGCTTCTTTGCCGGCGGCGATCTGCGCTTTGCTCTCGTCGGTGAGCGTGTAGTCGCTCTCCGCATATTGCACTTCGAGCGCGGCAACGGCTTTATCGATCGCGTCGCCGACGAGGACGTCATCGGTACCCGCGACGGTCGCGTTTAGGGTCCAGCTCATGGTCAATCGTTTCTGCGATCGTACGACCGCGGACGTGTGTTAGGCAGCGCCGCAGTAACGGCGGCGGTGTTCTTGAGCGAGCGCGGCTTCGAGCGATTCGAGCGTATCGAACTCGCCGTTTTCGGCGCGATCGCGCAGCGACGGGTTCATCTTGAGCAGCGGGGCGACGCGACGGAAGCGCCAGCCTTTGAACCGCGCGATCAGCTCGAGCTTGTCGGCGATCGAAAGATAGGCCCAGAGATCGCCGCGGCATTCGGGCGGCACGTTTTCAGCCGAAAGATCGACCTTTGGCTCTTCGGGCTCTTCCCACGGGATGATCGGTTCGATTTTCGACGGGCCCGCCGCCGCGAGGATACGGTCATACGAACGCGCGCCCTTCCGACGCATCACCGTGTCGCCGCGGGGTCGCGCCATCGTCACTCCTATTTGGGCGGCAGGTGCGTCGAGCCGATGTGAAAGCCGTCGCCCGATGCGCACGGGTACACGTTCTGATATTTCTTCGCGGCTTTTTTCGCCGCGGCGCGCGTGAGATAGAGCTGCTTCTGTCGGCCGTCGGCATTGAAGCATCCGCGGCCGCGTCGCGACGAGCAGAGCGTCGGCGCGATGAGTTCGCGCGAGCTCGCGGTGCCGGGCAGATGAGACTTCATCCGATCACCACGCAAAAAAAGCGCTGCTCTTGGCAACGCTTCCGAATCCGCTAGCCGAATTTTGTGACACAAAACTCGGGGATGACTATCGACGCGGCTACAGTATCACGCGGTTTGCGCCGCCGTCAACTTTTGCTCGTAAATTATGCGTTGCGCCAGTCGTACGGGCGGCCTTCGATGATTGCGCGGCCGAGCTCGTACATGATCGTCGCCGTCGACTTTCCCGTCGTTTCGATCGCGGCTGCGGTGCGCTCGGAAATGCGCCCAGTGACATGGATGTTACGCGGAACGCCCGGCTCGATCCGCGGCCGGCCCGCGCCCGAATCACCGCGGCACTCCGCGCACGAGTGTGTGTTATGGGGACCGGTGATGCGACACGGAAGTCCACCGCCGCAATCGCATGGCTCGCCGCAGATGAGCGGTCTCTTCGTCGAGCGCGATCGGCCCTTGCTTCCGCCGCCGCCTTGTGTATCGGGCCCGCGCATGAGCCACTCAGTAGACGGCTCTTTTTCGACTTGGCGCGCCACGGCCGCATTGATTTCGGCCATACCAATTGGCACGGCGTCGGAATCGTATGCGCCCGCGTTTGCCGGCGGATCGTCGCCTCGCTCCGCACGCGCGACGTCGTGTTCGGCTGCGAGCGCGTCGACGAACTGGGCCACGCGCGAGTTGGGATAGAGGCGAACGACGCGTGTCGGCTCTTCAGGATCGCACTCCAGCTGCTCGAGCTCGATCGTCGAGGCTTGCGCTTCGTCCGGCGTCTGCATACACGCGATGCAACGACCGTCTGACCCGATCGCATAGCCGTCGTTGGGACAGGTGCTCATCTCGTCGATCAAGTGAAAAGCCCTCCGCGCACCGATGTGCTCGGAACGAGAGATTCCGCACGCGGTGGGGCGTTGCTTCGAGAGCACGACCGCCCCAAAAAAGAACGGGGACGCGAATTGCTTCACATCCCCGGACGGTCAGGCTTGATACCCCTAGACCGAATTCTATCACGACGGCCCCTCGACGTCGAGGATTCCTCTCGTGTTGGAGGGCCCGGGGATCGAACCCGGAGCGGATAGGGGTATCAAGCCTTCCGTCGACACCATCGAAGCCCCCCAACACCGATATCGTACCATATAAACCTAGCGAGGTCAATAGGTTTGACTTCGCTCGATTAAATAATTATTATTTAATCGTGGAAGAGCAAAGCGAGTCGAAGCGAGTCAAGCGCGGCAAGGGAAGACCGGCTCTCGGAGACGATGTGCGCCGGCGTGCCGTGGGCATTTCGCTCGATCCGAAAATTGCGGACGAGCTGCGCGATCGCGCGGCCGCGCTCGGCATATCTCAGGGCAATCTGATCGCTCGCCTTCTTCGCGAATCGTCTACGGACTTAACCGATAGCACGACCGCGCCCGAATTGCTCGAACGGCTCTCGACGTTCTTGCCCAAGGTGAGCGGCGTCTCGATGAACTTCGTCGATAAAGATCATCGCGCGGGGCAGATCGTCTTCGGCAATCACATGGCCGTCGTCTGGATCTTTTACGATCCCGAGCTCGGCGCGCGACTCGCATTTCGGTGGGCCCAGCGGGTGATCGACGGCAAGGTATCGTTCGAACCGTCAGAGGTCGTCGACATCACCCGCTGGACCGAGTCGCAGATCGTATCGCACATTCTGACCGAGCCCGCGAACTAGGTGGCGGTCTCCAATATCGACGCCTCGTCGACGAAGCGTCGCACGAGCTTGTTGAGCTCACGCAGCTCGTCGACGAGATCGGCGATCGAGTCGCGCGTTCCGATCGCGACTTCGAACTCGACGCGCTTTACCGCAATCTCAGCTCGGCCGACTTCGGAGAAGTCCGAGCCGTCGTCGCCCTCGACGCTTTCGATCGCCTGATCGAAGTCTGCGAGTAATTCGTTGCGCTCGCGCCACAGGCTTTCGGGCTCGACGTCGACGCAGTCTGCGCAGTTATTGCACGGCCCATTGCCTTCGTCGCATTCGAAGACGTTCGCATTCTTGGGAGATTCGATCTCGGCGCTCACTGTTCGTCCTCTGCTTTCGCGTCGGCATCGTACGAAATAGTCAACCAGCCGCCTTCGCCCGGCTCGAAATTCGATTCGACTTGAATCTGCGCGCCGCGAAAGACGAGCCCAGATATGGAGTCGATGACTTCCACGTCGCAGCTGTCGCCGAGATCCGCCATCGCTTCTTTGAGATCTCCGATAGTCATAGTTCCAAATTTCTTTCTGCGCTTTCGCGCGTTAAGATGCATGTGTGGGCCCACGAAAATTCTTCACGCATGACCGCACGGTCGACGCTTGCGCCGCATCGGCCGCAACTCGCGATGTTGTAGCTCAGATAGACGTCGCCGTATGTGCGCGGCAAGGGCGTGGTTGACGCGATCGGCGGCGGCACGGCCTCGCCGCACTTGTGCATGATGACGATCCCGAACGATGGGCGTGACGGCGCCGGGCGAAACGACGCGCCGCAATCGGGACACGCCTCGACGCCGACCGGGAAGATACGCGGCGGACCGGCCATGCGCTTCGCGCGCGCCTGCGCTTCGAGTTCTTCGCGCGTGTATTTGCCGACCGGCGGCGGTGCGTCGAATAGCGATGCGACGAAGTCGAGGACTGGAGCGACTGCATCTTTTCGTATCTCTAAGGGCCCCGCGGCTTCGCTGCCGCGGTGCAACGGACCAAAGGCAGCGAACGGCACGCAATCTTCACACAGCGCCGCACCATGCCAAATGGTGCGGTGGCCATCGCTTGAGTGCTTCATCATGCTAGGCATTACGCGTTACGTGGCGGCTCGATCGCCATGCTCGCGAAATCGCGTTGAACGCCGGCTTCCTCGACGCGTGCGGCGGACCTCGACATTCGAATCTCCGCGTCGAGGCGTTTCCATTTGCCGTGAAGATCGCGGAACATCACGCCGAAGAAGACGAAGCCGATCGTCGCGATCGCGAGCCCGAGCGAAAGGCCCATCTCGAACTGAGCGCTCACGCTGCCCCCGATTGCAGAGCCGCATTCTTCGTGCGCAGCCAGTGAAAGAGATCGCGCACGTGCTGCGCATCTGCAAGGGCGTCGTGCGGCCGCGCGTTCGTGACGCCGGTCAGCTTCTCGAGCTCTCCGAGCTTCGGCGGAACTTCTAAGCCGAAGGCACCCATGATGAGCACCTCGATGCAGATGAGGTGATGGTGCCACTGCGGCGTGACGATCTTGCGGATCTTCTGATCGTCGAACGACGGAACTGCACCGACGAGATAGACATCTTTGCTCGGTATCAGCCCGCGATCGCGGACGAGCTTTCGCAGAAATGTCATCTCGGCGAGGAGCGTCGACGGCGACCACTGCTCCGTCTTCGAGCACACGTCGACGTACGCGGTGTTCTGCAATACCCAGGGCGACGGGTTGCGGCTATGCGCGATCATGCGATTGCGGCGCGAGATCTCGTTACCGTGCGCGTCCTCGAGGATCCAGGCGAGTTGCCAGATCTGATCACCGTCTTCGAGTCCGGTCGTTTCCGTGTCGAGAAAGAGATAGAGCGTTGTGCTCATTCCTTGTCCCCCAAAAGCGCCTGCACGGCCTCTACGCCGGGCTTCGGCTTGTGAATACACGCGTAGCAATAGCAGTCATTCTTGCTCGCGCGCCGTTCGCTGTGGCGCTCGAAGTTACACTTTCGCGTCGCGTGATCGTCGGCGTTACAAAACACGCACTTTGAATCGAGACGAATACTCGGCGCGGCTTTTGCGTCTTCGGCTCCTGCGCTCATCACTCGCCCTCCAAAGGCGCTTGCAATTCTAAAACAGTCGTATGCACATAATTTTTATCTTCGAATTGTTGGGCGAACCGGGCGCTTTCGATTAAATCGAAAGGGCCGTGTGCTTGTAGCAAATCGTGGTCGTCTTGCGTCCATTCGACCATTATGTATTTTTTAGCGCCGCGTAAAACTTCAACGGCGCGTAGTGCGGAAGTGAGGCGCTCATACTGCATGCGCGACGTGCGTTCGGCCGCGTCCCGTTCGCGCGTCACCGCCGCGAGTTTGGCTTCGAGGTCGTCGATGCGCTCCGCCATCTTTTCCATGTGTTCGCAATGTAGACTGAGCAAAGCCGCGTCCGAGTGTTCGTGTTCTCGGCGGAGATTGCATAAAGAAAAGCCGCAAGAGTAAGCCGTGGCGATTAGTCGCGCCTCGCCAACTGCGTCCGTTGGGTCGTGGTTCATGGTCGCACCACGAAGATGGCTAGTAGCTCAAGGCGACTCGACACGCCGAACGTACGCATGATGGCGATGATCTGGTTGCGGATCGTCGACCTCGAAAGCCGAAGCGTCGCGGCGATCTCGCGCGCGTCCCTACCGGAGAGCACGTGGTCGAATACGACGCGCAGCGCCGGCGAAAGATCGTTATCAGCGATACGGCAGCCGCTATGGCGCGACATGAGAGGTTTGGGCGCACGAGGGCGCGGTTCTATTGAAAGCGTGGTCATTCGCATGCCCGCAGTGCAGCTTTACGCGATTCCTTGGCCACGTCTTCCGACGCAATCTCTGCGAGGCGAGTCTCGAGACGTCTTTCCGCTCGACGAATAATCGCTTTCGCAGGCTCGACATCTGTCCGATGAAACGTGGATTTCAACATATCGTCAACTTCCGCAGCAATTGCGAGCGCGCGTTCGGAACGGTTTCGTTCTTGCGTCATCACCTCAAGCTTCTGCTTAAGTTGCGCCTCACGTAACCCGATCTCAGCCGCCGCACTCTGAAACTTCTCAAGTGACTCTTGCGACGTCGCGAGCTTTTCAACTAACTGCCAAGCCGTGACCCGCGCTTTGTGCAACGCAGTTTCGGACGTCGCAAGCTTGGCTTCTAGGTCTTCAATGAGCGCGACGAGCGCGCGTCGGTTGCGATCGTACGCCTCGTCTCTGCGCTCCGTCTGACCTTCGTACCGCGTGCGGCCATTGGCGATGATCTCAAAATCAGCAATCATTCGCTTCGCTTCTCCTACTGCATCATACGGTTGATTCATCGTCGCATTGCATCCCAAAAGAAGAGGAGCGCTCGATGAAGTAGGAAGTGATTAGACGTTACCCACTGACTCAGTAGATGATCTGCTGCACGCATACGCGCTGCCGCGTCTTCAGACGGACTCGGATCCTCGTCCGCGCGCAGCGCGTCGATGACAAGACTGTCGAGTTCCTTAACGGCCGTCGTTACGTCTGCTATCGTGAAAGGCGGGTGAAACGTGTGGAAGTTGCTGCTCATGCGTTGCTCCCATTCGCATCGCGGCACGCCTGTAGAAAGCGCGCCGCATCGTCTTCAGCCATCCCGAGATTGCGTGCCACCCGATAGAAGGTCTCGTCGCGGATCGCGGCTGCAGATGCTTCAAGAAGGTAGATGCCTTGCTGACGCGCCTCGTCCGCATCGAGAAACACTTCGAGTCGGTTTCCGTCGTCGTCAGCGATGGCCATCCGAACACGCCCTTTTTTGCCGAAAAGCCCAAAGAGCGACTCGATCTCGATGTGCATCTCGTGAGCGGGGATCCGCTCGCGCTCTGGACCGATGTCACTCATCGTTGCGGTACCCATGCGTTAAGCAGTCGCCTTCATCCGTCGGCACGCACACAGGTTGCTCGTCGAAGCGCTTCTCAATTGCCTCGTACTCTGCTTGGTTTCGCTCCGAGGACGCATAGTATGCGTCCATCGCTTCTCGAAATCCCGACGCCGGGCAATAATCACGAACAGTGACCTTGATGACGTTTGAGCTGTCTTCTTCGATCATGCTTTCACCCTCCCCGATCGCGACCGGAATACGCTCGTAGGACAGAGCGTGATGTATTTGAGGACCTTAATTTTTGCTGGTCCATCGCCGATCTCAAAAAATACCGCAACGCGGTCGTGATCTTTGTATTTTGCGCGGCAGACGCATTGCTCGTTTTCGTTCATCCCTTCCACCCCACGTAAGCGCCTTCAAAGAATGTATGGCGATGATCGGTGTCCGGGAAGTGCCCCGCGACAAGTTCGCAGCGGTATCGCTTATCGATCCAAAATTCGTAGGTGCATGCCGAAGCCGGTTCGTAATTGCGCGCGGCTTCCCAGATGCACGCTAAGTCGTAGCCCGTATACGACACGTCGCTCTCATCGCGAGCACCTATCGCTTTGATCGCCGCGTCCATCGCTGCGCGTTCATGCTCGGTCATTGCGCGTCGATTCCGGGAGCCGCGCTCGATCGTGTCGCTGAATTGCATCATCGTTTGCCTTTCGAATTGGGAAAGAGTGCGTCGACGGCGCGCACGCCGCCATCGCTTGTGTACTCAATGAGTCCAAGGCTGCGCAGCTTGCCGAGATAATTGCGAAAGCCGCCGCCAGTGGTCGACATGCCGAGCCATGACGCGAGATCCGATCGCGTCACCGTTTTCGGATATGCGCCGACGAGCTCGTGAAGAACGCGCGACTCGGATTTGAGTTTGGACATCCACATCGACACGATCGCGGCGCTCGTGCGCGGCGCCGCCGCGATCGCGTCGCGCATCATCTCAACGCCCGCATCAGTCAGCGCGACGAGATCGTTGCCCGGATAGTGAATGAGGCCGCCCGTGCGCAGCGAGCCCAGGTAGTTGCGAAAGCCGCCGCCCGATGCGGAGTAGCCAGCCATGACGGAGACTTGCGTGCGCGACGCCGGCGTCGGGTGAAGCGCGGCGAGCGCATCGAGGATCTTGGCACCGCCGCCGGAGACGCCGGGCAAATTGAGAGATCGTGGAAGGGTAGACAAGGCAACAGCCGCTGACGATGCGCGCGCTACCCGTTCTGCTCGCACCGTCCGGTTCTGTGTTTTCGCGGTCGTCTTTGGAGCCGCACCCTCCGCCGGAGCGACCGGCGAGACGTCGACGCGTACCCGATTCATCTTCTCAAATATCTCGTTGAAGACGTCGTTGACGCGGCGCGTTGCGACGCTGAATTCCTTGTCTAATTCCGCGACTAAATGGGTCAATGGCGGCATCACAGCATCTCGTGCCGACGTAAACGCATCGGCAAGTTTGCGCAACTCGACAACGTCAACGATCGGAACTTTCGTCTCGATCGTTACGACGTCGCAAGAGTGAGCTTCGAGTTCGGACACCCGTGCGCGCAGCTTCGCGACAATGTCGGGAGTAGCGGTCGCAATGTCCGGACTTTCGCTCTCGCTCTCGACGTCGTCGGCCGCCATCGCGTCACGCAGCCGCTCGAGATCGACCGCCGCGAACTGCTTGGGCTCCGCGATCGTTTCGCCGACTTCCGGCGCACGAGACGAATCGAACGTCTCGCGCAGCGCGAACCGGTGCTGCTCGATCATGCCGAGCCAGTGGGGCGAGATGAACCACGCCTCGCCGTCGCGCAGTCGCGCGAGCGACGCGAGTACTTCACGTGCGCGATCGGGCGTCGTCGCGGATCCGAGATACGCCTTGATCTGCTTCTGATCCAGCGGTGAGAACGTCCGCATCGCGATCACGAGCTCGGCCTGCTTAAGCGTACGCTTCGACTGCTCGGCGGCGCTCTGCGTCGCCGTCTTCAGTCCAATGCCGACGCCGCGGCCGCCGGTGTGTATGTCGGCCAGCGCGATCTCGCAGCGGTTCTCCGCTTTGGACTGCGACGTTTCGGGTGCGAGTAGATGGACTTCGTCGACGAAAAACGCGAGTGGTTTCTTGCGGCGCGCGTGCAGCTTCATCTTCTCGCGCGCGAAGTCGGCAACGAACGTGCACCGCTCGTCGCCTTCGAAGGCGGAGAGATCAATGAGCGCGCTTACATTCGCCTCGTAGAGTTCGCGCGCGAGAAGCGCGCCGCGCGATGCGGAGATCTCGACGTCGGCATGGTGGCCACCGAAGATTGGTATCGGTAGACCCGGGCCGACGCCGTCCGCTGCGGCGCGTAGTCCCCAAAGGGTGCCTAGCGGGTCGAACGCGTTGAAAACGCCGCCGCACTTTTGCGTCTGCTCGATCATCACGGCGAACGCATTGCTCTTGCCGGCACCGCTCATCCCAAGCGCGGCGACGCGGCGAGTGACGAAGTCGATCGGGATGTCGAGATCGGACGAAAGGTGCAGAGTTCGGATCGCGGTCGAAGCGCTACTCAACAGCGTCGCCCGCATCTTGACGGAGCATCTCTGCGACCGCGTTTGGCGGCCATGTTTCCGATTTCTTCATGGTAGCTGTGACTCGCGTGGTTTGCACGTTTCGCAACCTATCTCGCACCGTTCACACGTGCGAGCCAGAAGATTGTTTTTGATTAGATAGGTGATCGCAGCGTCCCAGCCGCGCATAAAAGCCTCCGGAGCATAGAAGCCCGGTTCACCGACAACGGAATAATTAGCCGAAATCTCGTTGCGCTCTCTATCGGCGCTTATTTTCTCGACATCATCCCACACGGGTGACGTTTCAAATCGGAAACCCATCAGGCGATGAACCTCGGCTTCCGTTGCTTCGTGTGACGTTTTTGAGGACGCGCGGACGCGCGCTTCGATGAATTGGCGCGACGCTTGAGCACCGCGAGCTGTAACGCGCGGATCGTCTCCTCGTCGAAGATCGCGTGAAGCTCGAGTCGGATCTCGATGCGGCGTCCGCGACCGTCTTTAATTGGCGGCGGTAAGGTGCCGACGGTGACGATCCGATCGTTCCGATACGCGACATTCTCCAGCGCATCGCATACGCTCTTGATGCACGATTGGCCGTCGAATCCGCAGTCGTAGAGCTGGTACGAAACGGTGACCGCGGCCGATTGCCACGGATCGTGCGGCCAGAGCGGATCCGATACGATCGCGAACCACGCTTCGGACGTCACACGATCCTCGAACGCTTTCACGGCCGGATTCGTGAACATCGCTTTGACGCCGTTGCGGAGAACGCCGCGACCGTACTTGCGATTGATGCTTTCGGGATCGCGAACAGAGAACGTAACGACGATCGGCTCCGGAAGCGCGATCGCGCGCTCTTTCGCTTTCGCATACGTCATCGCGGCATCTCCGAGTACTCGCGTCCGGAAAGTAATCGTCCGGCTTCGGTTTTTCCAAAACGCCGAACGCGCTCCCATCCCGGATGATAGCGATCGATCAGATCTTCTTCGAGCACCGTGCCGTTGTCGCGCCGGATCCGCGTTGTCGCGCCCGCGCGATCGACGAACCGGCCATCAGCATGAAGCAAGTGGGTCGCACGGTCGCGATCGCAGACACGCCACGCGCCCCACTGTTTGAAAAAGAACGGTATGCCGTGCGCCTCGCAACGATTGCGAACGTCGAGAGCCCACCGCGAATGCATCGGTCGCGCGCCCGGACCGCTCTCGCCACCGACGATCACCCAGTCGATGCCGGCGAGATCGACCTTGTCGATCGGACCGAGCATGGGCTCGACGCTCAAAAAGCGCACGGCCGCCGGGGTCTCGCGCAGCATGTCCGCACGCCACGCATACTCGTTCGATTCGATCGAAACGCCGAGCCAGATGTGCTTTTCGACTCGGTCTTCAAACGCAATCTTTTCGTCGAAATGGATCTGCGTAAAGCCGTTCTCATAGATCTTGCGCACGATGCGCCGCATGCGCTCCGGGCGTTTCGTAAGCACCTGATAGGTGTGCCCGTACGGCGTCAGCATCTCAAGAAACACGCGCGCAATGAAATCGTCCGGCACGTCTTTGTGAAACAAATCGGACATCGAATTCACGAAAACGACCGACGGCTTGCGCCACGATCTCGGCTGCGCCAATCGCTCGGGCCGCAGCGTCAAGTCGAAACCGTTTTGGAATGCGTGTCCCGCCACGCCGCGCCACCGTTCTGCAAACGTCTTCGCATAGCAGTGATCGCAACCGGGCGAAACCTCATGGCACCCCGTTACCACATTCCATGTGCGCTCGGTCCACTCGATCTTCGACTTCGCGCTCATACGAGCGCCTTCGATTGCATGAGAGCGTCGAATGCCTGAACTTGTTCGGCGACATGCGCGCGCTCGTACGGCGTCTTCGCAAGTGCGTAGAGAGACGGTAGACCCGCGTCGATCGCCTCCCTGATCTCCACTGACTCAGCGTTGCGGCCGCGGCAGTACCACTCGAGCGCGCGCGGCTCGCCCATCTCGACGAGCTTCCCGCCTTTGCCGAGTCCGTCGTCGAAGACAAAGAAGCTCGACGTGTGCCAGAGCAGCGTGACGCCAGGATTGCGCTCGATCGCGATGCCAGCCGCGTCCCTCGCCCCCGGCAACTCCTCTACCACGCTTCCCCGCCTGCGTTTCTCGCGCAAATTGAGAAACGGGCAATTTATCGCGCTCCACCGCGCGCAGTCGACGTGCGACGGCGGCTCCGACGAAATCCGATTGACGCCGCACATCGGGCCGACGACGAATACGAACTTCTTGCCAAGCTGGTGCCCGCAGACCCAGCAGATCTTTTCACGGATTGCGCGCGCCCACTTTTTGGGATCCATTGCGCGAAATTCCGGCTTCATCACGACCTGCTGATGGCCGATCGTCGTCGGCACCCACGCGACGAACCAGGGAACCGGATAGCCGCGATCGTCGAGGTGCAGCGAGCGCATCATCGGCGGCAGCGGCGTAAGTTCTGACCGCATCTCGCGCGGGCAAACGGCTTCGCGCACTACTTGTCACCCGCCTCATCAAAGATCGACATCTGCCGATCTTTGAGCTCGCCCATGATTCGTAAAGCCATGTGCGAGATGCACTGGATCTTAAGGACTTTCTTTTTCGTGTGCTTACACTCGCCGCACGTATCGAGGCGTTCGAAGTCGAACATCGCGAGGGCGTTGCACCCAACGCTCTGATCGCTTTCGGGATCAAACCATTCTTCGTCGCAAAGCTTGAACGTCGTCAACGCCTGCTTTACGCCAAAGATGACCTTCGTGTTCACCGCATACTGCAACGCTTCGAACAGTGCGGGATCCGTGATCGTCGGGGGTGCGAGTCGCTTCAGACCTTTGGGTTCGTCATCGCCTTCGGGATCCGCAGCAGCGGCTTTCTTCTTCGAGCGATTCGGTTTGGGTTTTGGCGAGGTGTCGATCACGGCATCTCTGCCGTCGACCGTCGTCTCGAGCACCGCGCCGGTTTTACCGTCGAGCACATAATTCGGGTGATACGAGCACGTCAGCATATGCCCGAGCGTGCTCTTGCATTCGATGCAGTGGCCGTTCGGGCACTCGGCTCCGTGCGGGACACCTTTGGTAGCTCCGCATTGATCGCATTTCTTTGCGGCGATCGATCGTGACGTGGCGTTAATCGTAAGCGATCGTGACGCGTTGGTTCGCGTCGACGTACTTTTCTTCGCTCGCGGCGGTCTAGCCGAAGTTTTCCTGCGGGTAGGGCCTTTAGCCATTCGTTCTCCCTCGCTGATTGAGATCAGCCACTAACACGTAGATCGCGACGTCTCGGTCGTCGCTCGAAATTCTTGGAATCGCGACGGTAATGCCGCGGGTGATCAAGGCGGACGCGATCGCGATCGCGTCGGGCATCGAATACCCACCCCCCCCCCCCCCCCCCGTCATAGGATCGTAAACCCGCGTTTTTCAAACGCCTCGATTATGTCAATGACGATCTCCGGCGCATCGGCTGGAGCAACGCCCACGGTCCGTGCAATCAACAGCACGTCGATACGGCTGAATCTCGCAAGGGCGACACATGAAGAACAGAGCGTGTGCGCGTCGTCCGCCCAGGTGCATCCGCCATCGCACGCTCGGCGATCGGTGCATCTGCAGATACGGCACTTCCCAGAGGGCGGCGTTCTCACGACATCACCGCCTTGACGTCGTCGCCAGCGCACGCTGCCGTCGCGTCGAATAAAGTGATCGCATCAACCGCACGATCGCTGACCACATGCGCCTTGAGAGGGTCGAACACCGCAAAGTCCTCGATAAATTTACCGACAGTAGCCGGATCAAAGCCGCCGGCGCCGACGCGCCGCCGTGTGTAGACCAGCTGACGCGTCTTGAACTCAATCAGCATCGCGACTTTGTTGCCGCGCGCCGGGCGCCTTAGCGTCTCAACATGGATCCATGCGATGAGCTTGCGATCGAGAGCAACTAACGCGAGCATATCCGCTCCGTCTAGCGTGATCGCACGATCGCCAGTTCGCGATCGCCGCAGAGCGAAGCGATAAACCGGAAAGCAACCGGCTCGTTCGTACATCCGCGTCGTGCATTTCACTTGAACACGGCTAAAACGTCCGTCGCCGAGATCAACGACGATGTCGTACGGCTGACCCGCGTCGGCGATCATCGCATTCCAGCCTTGCAAAATAAGATCTGCGCAGACGAGATGCTCCGCAGCCTTGGCGACCTGGAGCGTCGACGATAAACCGTCCGCACGCTTTGCCTGCGATCTACGAATGCGGATGTCGGCAGGTTCTGGCATCATGCGACTTCCTTTTGGCCGCGGAGCGGCCGCGATTCGGCGTAGCGCGCTAGCATGATCAACAGCGACGAAAGGATCGTATTGCCATCGGATCTCTCTATGTCGGCGTAGCGATAAAGCGCCGTGACGAGAATCTCGTGCTCGCGGCGCGTGAGCGGCTCCAACGCTAACCCCATGACGTCAGACTCGCGATCCGTTCGCGCGCCGCCATCGCGAGATGAAAGCACGACTCGCAGCGGCACGCTTCGACCGTCGCGCACAGTGTTTCGAGCGCCGCGACGCGCGCGCCGATCGACCCGGGCGCACTTTCCTTTGCGCGCGGTATATTCGTTCGCAGCAACACGTCCGATGGGACGCTTTGCGTCGCCGTCGATTGGATCTCGGCAGTCTTCTTGCGACTCACGATGGCGGCACCGCGAGGCGGTATTTTACGAGCTCGCAAAACTGTTCCGGCGACACGACGAGTTCGCCGCGCTCGAACCGATACGTGGCTTCGGTATCCGTCGCGACAACCGAAAGCAATGAACCGAGCTTCGAGATGTCGATGGTCGAGCGCGGTACTTCGCTCGCGCTTTCGAAGAGCGGGCCGTTCATGCGACGCCTTCCACATCGGCGTTACGCCGTACGAGCGCACAAAGGCGTTCACAAAGCGTATCGTACGGCAGCGCCGCGATCGCGGCGCGCACGAGCTCGCGATCGCAAACTACAGCTGGCTGATGAGTCGGACGGAAATACCTCGCGCGACGAAGCGCTGCTGCAGTCGATTTCCGGTCACGATCGGGAAAGGCCGCGATCGCCGCGGCGACGCCGCCTTCGCGATACCGCTCAAGTAATGTCGCTTCATCGCGCGTGCTCCAAACCAGTCGCGTCGTACGCGTTCGCCCGCTGCCCATCAGACGAACTCCATCTGCGGCTCTTCGACCGGCTCTGGCTGTGGCTCGAACCACGGCGGATTTCCGCCCTCGAGCCACATGGATCGCGCCCCGACAAACTCCATGTTGTCGACGACGCCGCTCTCGCCCTCACGCGCGCCGAGCACGATGAATTTGCCCTCGCGGCGTTCGTCCGGCGTGCCGTTGGGTCTGGGACGATAGGGCGCGACGATCGCGTGTGCATGGCCTTCGGGGTTGCCCCCATCGCGTATATCGCGCATCGTCGGCGGCCCGTTCATGCCTTCGCGGTTCACGTGCTGGACCGCGTGCACAACGAGTCCAAATTCTTTCGCGAGTCGCAGCAGCGATCGATAGACGAAATCCATGCGGTCGTTTTTGGTCGATCGATCGCCCTTGGCCGCATCGACGTCGCCTAGAAAGTTGATGCCGTCGATGCAGAGCGCACGGATCCGCTGCGTGCGCGAGAGCACGCGTAGCTCGCGACGCAGATCCGAGAGCCGCATAACGCTCCGCAGATCGTAGAGATAGAGCGGCCGCTCCGCCATCTTCTCGATACCGAGTGCGATCTTGGTGAACTCGTATTCGGACAAATCGCCTTCGCGCTGCCGGCGAACCGAAACACCGCCGTAAAGCGCGCCGTAGCGCATCGAGATCTCCGCTTCTTGCATTTCAAGCGATGCGAGCGCGACGGCGCCGTAGTGCGCGGCGATGAAATCGCAGAGTTGAAACAGATTCGCGCTCTTGCCCGACTTTGCGGCCGCTGGCCAGAGCACCATTTCGCCCGGCATGACGGCGCCGATAAGCTTGTTGAGGCGAGGGTACGGCGTCAGGATCGCGTCGCTATCAACGGTGCCGGTCGAGCGCTCGAGCAAACGCATATAATTCGCTTTAAGCGCGGCGTAGATGTGAACGCCGCCGGTCTTTGGAGCTCCGCGATCGACAGCAGCGGAGAACGCAGTTTCTGCTTCCGCGATCGCGGCGTCTACGTCCATCTCGCCGTCGAATCCGATCGACGAAATCCGCTGGCCGGCTGCGATGAGATCGCGGAGTCGAGACTTCTCGCGCACGATGTTGGCGAAATACTCGGCCGTACTCGCATCGCCAAGCGACTCGGCACAGAGCGACGACAGATACGCAAGGCCACCGACGTGCTCGAGCTTCTGGCGATCGCGCAGTCTTTCCGCGACGCTAATCTTATCGACCGGTTTACTCGCCGTTGCGAGTTCCGTGATCGTGCTCCAAATAGTTTCATGCACGACGGAATAGAAATCGCGCGGCGCAACGATGTCGACCGCGGCGTCCACTGCTTCACGTGAAACAAGTGCGGCACCAATCGTTGCCATTTCCGACTCAAGCGACGACGGCGGAATACGATCGCTCATGCGATCACTCCGAGCGCGCGTAGATGCTCCACGAGAGCGTCGGCAGCGCGCGCGCGCACGCCCGGGATCTGCACGCATGTTCCGCGCGCCTTGTGCGTCCCGATCGCGTTACGGCTCAAAAGTTCCGCGTTGCAATCCGGGCAGTGGACCGCACCAAACTCCGACAGGCGTTTTTCACGAGCGGCATGATATTGCTGGTGCGCACTACCCGTGCGTCGCATCGCGAGTACGCTCATTTCGTCGCGGCCTTCGCGAGCTGCTCGATGCACGCGTACACCGCGGGCCCTGCGACTCGCAGATCTCGCACGAGTTGCGGCACGACGAAATTCGTGAGCCGCTTGCGCACGATGTCCGTGTCGCCTTTGTCGATCGTCGCCTTGAGCGGGCCGCCCGGCATTGCGATCGGATCGGGTTCTTTGGCCGCATGCGTGCCGTTCGCAAGCGTCGGGCCCACGTAGTCCGCCTTGATCGTGCAAATTTGCATGCGCAGATCCTCGGCGCGCTTAACGGCCGCCGCGTGCAGCTTTTCGAGCCGTTTCGTCTTGCGATTTTTCGCGGCGGCTTCGCGCTCTTGGGCGCGTCGGAGTTGCTGCGCCGCGGCGTAGTCGCGTTCGGCCGCAAGCTGCGCGAGCTTGGCTTGCGTCGCCGCGATCCGCGCGTCGTATTTTTCCTGGATCGTAAGCTTTTGGGCCGCAGTTTTCTTCCCGGAAGTTCCGGGGTTGCGGGCGACGACGACGTCGTTTCCGTGTCCCGCGCTCTTGCCGGCGAGCGAGATGCCATTCACGGCACACGCCTGTCGGATGCCGCCTTCGGAGCGATCGGAGAAGTGCGCGGCCGCAGCGGAAAAACCGCCCGAGTCTACCAGCTCGCGGAGTTTCGAAACGCGCTCGTCGTCCCAAAATTTACTCACCGATACCCCCCCCCCCCCGGTGTGGATAAAGTGCGGGAACCATGCGACGATCGCCGCAAGCAAGACGCCTCGGATCATGCGCGCTGATCCTCGGGCACCGTGTAGGGCAGCCCGTCGATCGAACCGTCGTCCACGCCGCGACGTGCGCCGATGATCGGCTTCGAATCGCGCGGCGGAAGAAAAGCGACGGCGGTCTTCGCCGACGCCCCGAAAAGCGGTTTGCCGTTTTGCGATAGCCATGCGTCGCAGAATGCTCGCCACGTATCGGCGACAGAGGCGCCACGAGAGCGAAAGATCGCGAGCGCAGCCACGTAATCAGGCCCATGTTTTTTTTGCGCGTCTGGCGATTTCGCGTTGCCGAAAGCCGCGAGAAACTTTTGGGCCACGCGCTTGAGCGGCTCGATTTCCTCGGGCAGCATGGCCGGAAGCGACTCTGGCAACAGAGGCGGTTCGAGGCTTTTTTCCGTTCCGAGCGCGGTAGTTACGCTAGTAACTACCGAAGTAGCGTCAGCTACTTCTCTGTTCTTACTTCTCTGTTCTACCGGGTTACATTGCGTTACCGTAACGTTACGCCGCGTTACACGTAACGCTTGTGTAACGCCATTCTCGCCGTTACTTGGCGCGTTACCCGATGCGTTACGCTGTAACGCTTTTTGCTCGCGATGTTTGCGAACGCGTTCTGCGCTGGACGACCTTCTAGGCGTCGTTTGCTCTTCAAAACGGGCCACCATTATGCAGCCGTCCTCACGAATGACCCAGAGCCCGATGTCGACGAGCTCTTCCAAAATCGATCGCATTCGGGAGCGCTCGACGTACAGATCGTCGGCCAATTCGTCGATCGTAAAGAAGCCGACGCTGCTCTGAAATGTTCCGACTTCGAAGCCGTCGTCGGCGCATTCTTGGGCCAAAGTGAGCCCTTTGAAGTAGACGAAACCAGCCCGATCGGATACGCGCCTGAGCCGCTTTGAATGGCGAACGCTAGTCTCGACTTTAACGAACGGCATGAAAACTGAAAACCATCCTCGGTCATAAGAAGCGAGCTCGCGGCACCGAAATTTGAAGCATCAGGGCGTCACCGCCGCGCGTATGATCTGCGCGACGAAATAGAGCCCGCAGAGCCCCAGAATCGTCCACTGGATGGCATCGCCGCGAGACATCTTGCGCGGCAGACGCGCGGGATGTTCAGACTCGCGCCAGCCCGATCGCCATGTCGCCGGCTGCGGCAACGCGCCGTCCTGGCCACGCTCGTACCGTCGACGTTGACCGGCTGCGATCGTCGCGTACGGATGCGCCTTCATCGACCTGATCCTCGCGCTGCGCGGCGCGCCCTATAGAAATCGAGCAACTCGCATAGCGAGCCGATCATCGGCGTTTCGCCTGCGTTCGCGATAGCGACGAGCCGCGAGCGAAAGCATTCCGGACAGACCGGCCACATCGATATCTCGTCTCGGACCTGTGAACCCACGGTTTGCGTAGGCACGAAAAGGCATTCGGGCTCGCCGGGCATCGACAGATTCGGTCCCGAGCAAAGAACCGTTCCGCTGCGTATATTTTGCCGCTGCTCATCTACTAAGATCTTCACGCCTCGGCCGCCGCCGTCTCACGCGGCTCAAGCACGATCTGACCGAGCAACGTGCACGTGACACTCGGATTGTTTTTGACCAAAACGCCAAATGCGACTCCGAACGACTCGGCACTTTCGATCTCCGCCATCGTTTCTGGCGTGACGGGCGTATACGAATAGAGCCCGCTTTCGCCGGATTTTTTGGGCGGGAACGCGACCTCCATCGTCTGGGTCGCGGCGTCGTATCCGTACTCCGCGATCGCGCGGGAGTTTGCGGGCTTTCTATCCATGCGTCCGTCCTTTCAGCCGCTGAAGAAATACGTTGACCGAGCGCATCGATAACCGCCGTAGCTCGTATGTGGTCTCGCCGTCGATCTCAAGCGAGACCGACGCGATGAGATCCGATGCCTCGGTTTCGGAGAGCTTCGCGCGCTCGATCGCGCGCTCAAGATTGGTCACGACGCCATCTGCGAGCAATCCACCGGAACCGTGAAGTGCCGCATTATGCGTTGCTGGCGGCCGCTCTTGATCAGCGGGGTACGCCGAAGGTAACGGCAACGCGTTGAGCGCGGCGATGAGCGTTTCGGCTTCGCGAGCATCGAGCGACTCGAGCTTTGTACTGCCGGTCGCACTGACGGACCGTACGAGCTCTTTCATGCGATCGGACTCGAGCGCGATTTCGCGAGCAAGTGCGCTCGTTCGGATCTGCGCGCGCTGCCGATCGCTGGGTGGCCCGACCTCTTCGCGGTTTTCTGCGCCGCGCTGCGTCGGCAACGCCTGACCCGAATTATGCTCGGGACGGCACAGCGACGTTATCGCTTTACCGCCGCCGACGAATGTGATGAGCGTAACGTACCCGAACTTGATCGTGTCGTTCGCGCCTTCGCACATCGTCGGATCGTCGGTCGGCTGACCGCCGCGCGAGTACTTCACTTTCGGCGGCATCGTCTTGCCGTGTTTTTTCTCTTCGCCGAAGTCCCGGCGCTTGTACAAGTCGCCGCGGTAGTAGACGCCTTCGCCTTCGCCATCGCGAAACGTCACGTGCTTCGCACCGATCAAAGACCAATCGAACGTCTCGTGCATCGCGTACGGCAGCGTGTAGCCGCCGCGCGGGATCTCCGCGCCCGACGACCACCCGCGCGCGCCGAACTGCCGCATCGCAGCGTACGCATCGTCGATGCTCGCTACTTCAACGAACAGCTCCATGCCGATCTGATTGACCACGCGCAGCGTCGCGCGGCGCGCATTCGCGTTGCGCAGATCGCGGACGTTGTCCGCAACTTCCGGCGCGCTCACGCCGACGCCTCGACGGTTTTCATCGGAGCGGACACGGCGTGTGGCTTGATCGTCAGCTTGTCGCGGCCGCGCGCACGTGGCATCGCGGCTTTGATCGCGGTCTCCACGGCGGTTCCGGTATGCTTCTTCGCGATCCCCATGATCGCGACCGAAGATCCCGGCGTGATTACTTCCGGACGTCGATGCGCCGCGACCGTAATGGTCACGGACGTGTCGCCGGGGGCGCCGGCGAGCGCGCGCGCAAGCTCCTTGACCGTCGTCGTGAACGTGCGTTCCTCGACGTCGGCAGCGGGCGCGACCGTGACAAGTTTCGCGGCCTCGTCCGGCGACAGATCGCGAGCGATCAGCTGCAGCGAATGGACGTCCGGCCGATACGCCTCGAACGTGCTTTCCAATTCGAAGAGAACGGTCGGATCTGGGATCGAGACCTTCGTAACGTCCGCGGCGTCGCGACGTTTCTGCAGGCGGCGCATGACGCCATCCTCGCCGATGCGGTTGACCCAGTCGATCGGTGCGATGTACTTCGCCAGTCGGTCCTCTCTGACCGCACGAGCTTCTTTTACGATGCTCTTGAGGCGATCGTCATCGATCGAGTCGATGAGCGCGTCGAACTGCTCGCGGCTAGCGAGAAGCGCGTCGCGTTCGGCTGGCGACGCGTTCGAGACGCGGAACAGCCACATGAGGTTGGCGACGTCTACCTTGAGCGGATCCGCCGCCAATTTGGCGACGATGCGCGCGGTGTCGGTAAGGACGACCGGTGCGAGCGTGCTATCGGACATTGCGGTCGCTCACGATCGCGCGCAACACCACATAGGTGCCGATGCAGACGAGAAGTATGGTCACGACGCCGATAACAATCGCGGCGTTGACGTCGGAAGCGTTGCTGAGGTCGCTCATACGTTCGACTCCAAACGTAGTTCGTCGCTGGCATCGGTGGTAAGCCGATAGAGCTGGACCACAAGGATCTTTGCAGCCACGGCGTTGGGAGCGTCGGTTTCTGCGAACTCAAGCATCGCCGACGCGCGACGCAGTTCGGACGCGATGTCTTTACGTGTTCTCGCGGTCATGCGACCACCCGGGGAGAGGTCTCTTCGGCCAGCGTTCCGAGGTCGTCTGCGAGTTTTTGGATGAGCGGTCGTAATAGGCTCGCCGGCGACACGCCTTCAGAAATGCGGCAGAGCGATGCGCGGGCTTGAGCGACGAGTCGATCGTACTCTTCGATCGCGTAGCACGATGCGCAGTACGGGCGCTGCAGAGGCAACCCGCGGCGATCGTAGACGGTGAAAAGTTTTAGGGCCGGAGCAGCGCAGTCGATGCATTCCATTAACGCGTCACCATCGTGAAAACGAGGGATAGCACGTCGTGGCCATGCGTGATAACGTTCAAACTCGGACCGCTCGGGCTAAATCGCGCTAACGGGCTATTTGACGTGGACTTTGCGGTGCGCGATACACAGCTTGCAGGATGTGCGGATACGCTCACGGCGTCACGCTCTCCCAAAACGAGTCGGCGATCTTCGCCGGGCGGACCGGCTCGACGCCGATCGACGGTGACGGAACCGGCTTGCCGATCGCGGCATAGTCACCGTCCTCGACGACGATAACAAACTCTTGCGTAAGCGGTCCATCGGATGAACCCAAACGAAACGGCTTCGAGAGCGACGCCTGCACGACCGAGAGCATGGCGTCACGGTCCTTACCGACGGTATCGACCAGACTATCGTCAATGTATACGTCGACGTGATCGGGAACGCCGACGAGAGCGGCACGCAGATCCCCGGCGCAAAAACGGTTCACGCGAACGCACCCGACGCGAGCTTTGCGAAATAGTTTTTGTCGATAACGGGCAGAGGCGCTTCGGTGAGCTCGTAATCGTAGCTGCAATGAAAGCAACGCGCGACGTCGTCGGCACCGATCGCGACGGCAGCGCGATCAGAATGCGATGCGCAGGCAGTCTCGTACCAGGATTTGCCGCGACCGAGGCGCGCCGTAGGCGTGTGCCGCGCGTGCAGGCCGCAGAGATTTTGCTCGGTCTTTGGGTCATAATGGCCGGCGCGAGCGTTGCACAGGCGCGTCGCATTGCGTCCGCGTTTGAGTGCGCGATCGCACGTAGCGATCTCCGCGCGAACGATTCGCCGCGTGCCGTTCGCGCGCGAAATCAGCTTGACGGGGGTGGCCCAGTCGGGTAACGTGGACATCGGTACAGTCCCTATGCGGCCGCGATGGTGAGACATCGCGGCCGCGGTCGTTTCCGCGATCGTCGCGGAGCCGCCGGCGCAGAGCGCCGAAATCATTTGCCGCCTGCTGCGGCTGCGGGCCGACCAGTCGCGAGGTAGGACAGCCAGTCGACCTCCGCAACGCGATCGATCTTGCCGACGCGCGTCGGCAAGAGCGCGCCCGTTTCGATGAGGCGCGTGACGGTTTCGCTCGAGACGCCGTAGGTGCGCTCGATCTCGGCCTTCGTGAGGAGCTTCTGCCCGGTGAGGGCGCGAGCGCGCAGCGTCGCGGCGCCGCGGAAGCCGCTCACGCGACCATCCCTGGGCGAGATCCGCTCGCGAGCATAGCCGTCTCGACGCGGAGTCGGTTTCGTAGCGCGAGCGCTTCGCGGGCGTGGCGATCAAGCATAGCTTGTGCCTCGACGGCCATCTCCTCGGCGCGCGCGATCTCCCGCGCAGTGCCGGGGCGTGATATGGTTTCGCGAGCCATGACGCTATGCAACCGCCGCGGCGTTTTTGCTCTGCTCGATTTCGCTTTCGAGCGGAGCTGCGATGATTATCGCCAGATCAGCGACGTCAACACGCAAGAGTTCGGCCAGGGTGGGAATAGCTCGAGCTGGCGGACGAGTTTTGCCGTGCGCCCAGCTATTGACCGTGCCGCGCGACGTCTTAATGCCACGTTCTGTCAATGCAGTCGCAATAAACGTCTGCGAGATACCGCGGAACAAGTCCGAAAGTGTACGGCTCACAGGACGACTGTACGTCCTAGCGGGCCATAATGTCAAGTATGTCGGACGAATTCGTCCGGCGGCCACGTCACAGTTACGTCATGGACGAGACAGATGCGATTCGCGCGCGTGTTGCGGCGTCGTTATCGGCCTGGATGGCCCATGCTCGACTTAGTCCGACCGATCTCAACAAACGAACGAGTATTTCGCGCGATACCATCTACGCAATTAAGGACGGTAAGCGGCTGCCCGAAATCGAAAATTTGGCGCTGCTTGCAAAAGAACTCGGGACTTCCGCCGGTGCGATCCTCGATGGTGTTATGCCTTCAGCTAACTTGCCTCTTGGCGCCGTCCCGTCGGCTTCGGAACTTCGACTAGCCGTAGCCCGGGCCGGAGAAGTGAAGGGGCTGTCGGACGATCTTGATGGCCTAATTCTAGCGCTTCAAGACGTTCTAAACGATCTCGGCGTGCAGCGCAACTTACGTGAATTGATTCGAGCGAAGCGGCTAATCGCTGGATAGGGTGTTGATGAGTCACGTGCTCACGCGCCCAATCGAAGAGTGGAGTCTTGGAGTGCGCCACGATGGGCCTCACGCCGGATATCGACGCTCCACGATCGGGGCGCCCCGCTCGGCGTCCGGCCCGCCGAGGGCAGTATCGTAATCGAACATCTGTTCGCTCGCAAGTCTTGACTTACTTGGATCTGCACGGTCGGCTCCTGGACGGCAAATGCGGGCTGTGGATAGTCGAGGGTGGTGTGTAAATCGTCCGGTTTCGGTTCCTGGTCAGAATCCAACGCGCTGAACGCCAACTCCCTAGCGAAAAAATAAACTTCGTCGCGCGGAGCGTGAGCGGCGCCCCAATCTGTTAAGAGACGGCTAACCCGCTTCAGCGACGTTGGGTGCATTGCCGATAGTCGTGGCATGAACACGCTAGATATCGCTATCGCCTAGTGGGCAAAGTTGCGGGCATCGGCTGCCTTGGAATCATCGCCATTTTTGCGCTCATTTGGACCGTTGTCGGCGTCATGATGATTTTCGCACCAACCCCAGAAGCGCCACGATATCTAGGATTTTTCGCGCTAGCGCTAGAGGTCGCGGTTTTCGCTGGCATCCTGGCCGCTGCGACACAAGACCCAGTTATTCGAAGCCGATCGATCGGCACGATCGTGGGCGCAGTCGTCACGATTTTCGTGTGCGTCGGAATGAACATGAATTCAAAACCGGCGTCGCAAGTTGCTCAGGCCGCGTCCACCGATGCGCCCGTCGTCGCAGATGCGCCAACCGATCCGCCGGTGACCGCCGAGCCAACACCGAACGAGCACGACGCGCGCGAAAAGGTCCACGAGTACTGGGAACCCGTCATGACCGGGTTCGCATCGGCGAACGTCTTGCTGCAAGGCGCGGCGTATAGCGTTAGTCAAGGCGACAGCGTTCAGGCGCAGCAATATCTCAAAGAGGCATCGGAGTGGCTCGATCGCGTCAACGGAGCGGTGTCGTCCAACGTACCCGATGGCGACGACTGGTCGGCAATCTCCATGCATCTTGGCGAAGCCGCGCAACAAGAACGCAACGGAGTAAACGAAGCCGAGGACGCGCTCGATCAAGGGTCGTCGAAAAAATGGGCTGACGCGATCGATGATGCGAAAGAGGCTGGCGATCAGCTCGCAGATCAAACGCATCTAGCGCGCGTCTGGTACATTACGCACGGCGGCAGCGGTGCAGATCTAGACGACGAGCAGACAGCGACGAAGGCCGTCGACTCCATGCTCTCTGCGCTCGCCGGTTCCAAATGATCGCGCGCGCTCTGTTCGGCGTCGCACTTGCGCTGGCGATCGCAGTATCGCCCGCGATCGCGAGTCGTCACCCGGTCGCGTCGGGGAGTCTGCAACTCTTCGCGACCGAGTCCGCCGCGCAGTCGCACTGTCCGAAAGACGAAGTCGTGTGGCTCAACACGAACACCGGAATCTACCACGAAAAAGGCATGCGCTGGTACGGGCGCACGCACAACGGCGCCTACGTTTGCCGGGCGGAAGCCGACGCTGCGGGCGATCGCGATACGCGAAACGGACAATAGCATCCCGCGCATCGTACAAGCGCCGCACGGCGTCTGTCATTGGACGACGTAAATCGAAAGTAACCAGAAAATCTAAGACCTCTGTTACTGTTTTACTAAAGTAACGAAATTTTTCGCCGTGGTGTCGGCTTTAATGGCAATAGGACAAATGGATAATACGTCCGGAGCGGATGATCTGCGCAAGCAGCCCGTCGACCTCGCGAAGATCCGCGAGATGAAAGCGGTCATCGCGCGCAAGATCGCGGACGGCGAAATGTCGCCTGAGGAAGGCGATCGCATCTTCAAGGCGCTGACGTCGGACGCGCCGATCGCGGCGACAGAAGCGCGCCCGCTAAACGAATATTAGTCAGCCTCGAAGTGTTGACATGACACGCGCGCGGGTGTATAATGTTGACATGACAACGAAGGCGCCGGACGGATTCATCGACATGATGCACCTCGTTTTGCGCCTCGTTCAGCGTCGCGTAACCTGGAGCGAAATCGACGCCGTCGTCGCAAATCCGCAGAAAACCGTCGCCGCCAAATTCGGCCGCACGAATTACTTCGGCGTCGTGAACGGCCGCCGACTCCGCGTCACGGTCGATTCCGAAGGCTTCGTGTGGACCGTCGCCATCGCAGAAAGAACAGTATGATCGTTGAACTTTCCCCGCGGGGATCAGCCTACATTCGATACCGCACCGATCCCGTTGCCGAGCCCACCATGTTCGTAGGCGGCGAAGACTCTGAGGTCCTGGCCGACGTGAACGATCGCGGCGACATCATCGGCATCGAGATCGTTGACGTGAACGTGCCGGAGAGCGTGCAGCAAGCTCGTACGTTCGCCGCAGAGCGCGGCCTCGAGTTTCCGATTGATCTTCTCTCGGCGTCTAAGAGCATTCGTGTCGCTTGACGCCCGAACGTCGCGCCCAATTGACCGATGCGAAGCGGCGTCAACGCGCGCGCGCACGAGCGGCCGGTCTATGCATCACATGCGCTAAAGAGAAGCCTCCGAGCGGACACGTCACCTGTGCTACCTGCATCGAGGCGCGCGTCGCCGCACGTCGCGATTCTTGAAGAGGCAGCCGACGAAGATCGACCGCGCACCGATCCGCCGACGCCGGATCTCTACGAGTACTAGGGCTCGACCCAACGGCCGCGTGTGGGAAAACTATGGTCGGTAGACGTCGTGCGTGCCGACGCGACGCCAGATGACATGCTTTTCGCCCGGCAAGATCTCTGCACCAAATTGGAACGTGGCGCGACCATCACCCTCGAAGTGGAACTCGAATAGATCCGGATCCGAGCGCAGCCGTTCAATCCCTAGCGAAGCCCGCGGCGGACGCCCTGCCTTTAAGTCCTCAATGAACTTTTCGACGGCAGCTTTGAAGCGAGTGCGCTGCGTTTCAGTGAGGCCCTTAAGATCCTTTTTGAAACGATCGGTCTGATCGTATGTGGGCAAAACGCACGCGCCTAGAGCGAATCCAGGAACTCTTCTGAGGATTCATAGCGAGTAACGCGCCCGGCTGCGATGTCGTCATCTGCTTCGCGTTCACCGGCCTGCCATTCCGCAGTCCAAAACCAACGCTGTGGATCGGCAATCATAACGATTACGGAATCGTCCGGATCTTGAGCGTACCCCTCGGGAAGCGACACACAAAATGCTGTACATCCCGCCGACGTACTCGGGCGCTCAGACTCCGTGAATCGGATCTCAGCCGGTGCAGTTATCACGTCGCGCTCGCCGCGGATCCGGGTAGTGGAATCTGCGCGAGGCGCAAGATAAACGACGCGATCACTTTTCCTCGACTCAAAAAACGCACGGAATAATTCCCCGCCTTTGGCCATTGTGTGTTACCGAAGCCTACTACTGATTTGGCGTTGAAGTCGTCTGGCTTGAAGACGACGTCTGGCACGGGTTGGACATTGATAGGATCGCCGTTCTCCGGCACGATGTCGACAACGCATTGCATCAAAAAACCCGAGAACTGTCGTTGAAACCCAAAAACGGCAAAGAAAGATGGTGTAGTCGCGGGAAACGAAAACGCGTTGATCTGATCCATCACCGTATGAAAATAAAGCCGCCGTTGCGGATCCTGACTGAAGTTTTCGCACGCAAAAGCCATCGTGATGTTGACATCCTGCGTGATAACAATCGGCTTTTCTTCACCCATTAATTAACGCTAGCCATCGAACGCGTGTTCGTCATCACGGCAGACCAATTCAACTTCTAGGTCGGAGAACCTAGGTTCGACCCGCGGTGTGACGGCTCACGCCGCCTTCTTCGGCCGATTTTTCCCACGCATACGCTTGGGTTGCGCGACGAAGTCGCGCGTGACGCCGAGTAGATCTCCCATGCGCGCGGCCGCGGCTTTCCCCATGCCAGGCATCGTGTGCGCATACAGATCCAACGTGACTCGCACGCTCGAGTGCCCGAGCAGCTCGGAAACAACCTTCGGGTTCTCGCCGGCACCAAGTAGCAGCGTGGCGCACGTGTGCCGCAGATCGTGGAAGCGAACACGGCGGACGCCCGCGCGCTCGAGCGCCGGAAAGAAATGTCGGCGCTCGAAGTTCGATGCGTGCAGCGCGGTCCCGCGATCGGTGCAGAACACGAGGTTCGTCTTGGCTTCGAGCGCGCGCCAGCGATGCCGATGTGCCCGTAGCTCGTCGATAACGGTCGCTGGCACGTCGATCTTGCGCTTCGACGTCTTGGACTTCGGCCGCCCGAACGTCCGGTCGTCTTTGAGCGCTTGGCGCACAAGCATCGTGCCGGCGTCGAGGTTTACTTCGCGCCAGTGCAATCCGGAGATCTCGCCGAGTCGAAGACCCGTCGCGATCGCGAGATGGAAGACGGCGCGGTAGCGATCGTCGGCGACAGCCGCGAGCAGCGCGCGCGCTTCGTCCGCCGTTAGGAAGTCGATCTCGCGTTCTTCTTTCGGCCGCGTGACTCCGACGATCGGACTCGCAACGAGGATGCGGTCTTGCTTGACCGCCCAGTTGAGGACGACGCGCAACGTGTCGTACGCGACGCGTACGGGTGACTCGCTCTTGCCGTCTGCACGAAGCCGATCGAGCGCCGCGATGATCTGGCGATGCGTGATGCTGTCGAGTCGGATGTGGCCGAGCGACGGTTCGACGAGCGCCATGCCGTATCGGTAGTTTCGAATCGTTTTCGCTTCACGCACGCGGGCGCGCTGCGCGATCCACGACTCGAAGTACTCGGCAAGCTTCGGTGCGGCTTCCACGCCCTTGCGCTGGCCGTATTTCGCCTGCAGCTCGGCGAGTTTCTTACGCGCCTCGGGCATCGTGTCCGCGCGAGCGGTTACGCGACGTCGTTTGCCGTCGACGGACCCGAGCGAGATGCGAACTTCGTAGCGACCGTCGGAGCGCGGGCCGTGGATCGATCCCGATCCCCAAGGCATCTTTTTCACGCGCCCGTTTTGCGCCCAAGTTGGTCGTACGCCTGCGATTTCTGCGATTTCTGCGACATTTCGGAGCGCTCGAATTTCTGTGTTACAAAATCCCACAAACGCCCGTAGAATAAGAAAAAGCCCGTGGTTACGGGCTTTTAGAATTGGCTCCCGAATCTGGACTCGAACCAGAGACCCGCTGATTAACAGTCAGCTGCTCTACCAACTGAGCTATTCGGGAACGGCTGATAGGCCGACCAGCGCAATTCTGCATGGCCGTCGGCACCCCTCC